CGCCTCGCCCTGGAGTTCCTCCTGCTCGGCCCGATCGCCCTTTCCGCCCTTGTTGCCACCTCCCGGCACCAACTCGCCGTAGCCGTTCTTGTCGGTGTGCATGTGGGACTTGGGGGGCTTGATGCCGTGCTTCTCGAAGAGGGCCTTGATCGCTTTCACGATCTCCACGGCGCGCGTCTCGTCCGCCTTGGTACCAGGAATGATCAGCTCGATGTACTCATCGACCAACGGCTCGAACTCCTTGACGAAGTCCTCCACGTCCTTGACGAAGGGCTTCCTGTTGCGTTCGGCTTCCTTTGCGAGCTTCTTGAAGTTCTCCCGCGTGTAGTCGATGACGCCCTGAGGAAGATACTTCCGCCCGTAGATCAAGACGTACCCGTTGCCCACCACGTCGTTCTCTTCGAGCAGAAGCTCCGAGACCATGAAGTTCAGGTACGGAACAATCGACTCGTAGGCCACTGCTGTCAAACGCTCGATACGACCATCTTCCACGACGTTGAAGATGGCCAATTCGAAGTCATCACTGGTGTCGATACCCGGTAGGCCCTTGAGTGGGGTGAACATAATGTGACCCAGCTCGTGGTAATCCACGCCCTGCGCCAACACCTCGTTTTCCTGGCTGTCCAGGCGAAACTGGTCGCGGCTGAAGATCGTCTCGATCTCCGACCCCCACTTTCCCCACTTCTTCATGGCCCTGGTCATGGCCGGAACACCGTCGCCGCTGTTTCCTTCGTCACCCCTGAAGTGGGCGTCGCAGTTCAAGCCGGACAGGATGGTGTTCAACTTCGCGAAGTCTCGGGCCAGAGAATCCTGCCGGTACATCAGCAACTCTTCGTCCGACAGGATTCGGCGGCCCCATCTCACACTCACTATTTCCTCCTACTCGTTTTAGCTTTGTATCCGGAATGAAAGGTTGACTTTTGAGAAAGAGAGCGGAGGTCCGTCGTGGTGACCGGACCTCCCTTCACCCTTTTGGCTCTACGCGGACTTGTTGTTGCTTCCGTCGATTTCGTAGACCCAGTTGAGGGACTCCTTCTCGATCCCCCAAAAGGAATCGTGTTCGCCCGCCTTGTCCTCGTCGACCTCGAACTCGGTGCGCAGGGCGTGCTTGTAGGTGTCAAACACCTTGTCCACCGCCGCGCGCTCCTCCTCAGCGAAGTGCTGGACGTAGTTGTACCGAGCGAAGTCCAAACCAAGCGCCTTCCCCATGCGCTCGAACTCCATGAGCGCGTTGGTCGAGATGGGGGTCTCCAGCTTGCCCTCGGCGTGCGACTTCCGAAGCTGAGCGGCCATCTTGCGCAGGGTCGCACTGGCGATGAGCTTGGCCTCGATGTCGGTGTCATACCCCCAGGAAAGCTGAATGCCGAACCGGTTGCGGAACGCCGCGTTCAGCGCCCGAGTACCCGCGTAGTCGGGGTTCATGTCCGCGACGATCAACAGGTCTGGGTGCGCCTTGATGACCTCCGCCTTGTGGTCCACGAGCTGGATCTCACGACGGGAGTCGAGCAGCGAGAACAGAACCGTACCGACCCTCTCCGGGATGAAGTTGACCTCGTTCAGGAGGAGCAAACCACCGTGCCGCACAAGCGACGTGACGGGGCCGTCCTGCCACACGAAGCCCCCACCTGGACCGGTGTTGGGGATGTACTTGCCGAAGAGCTGTGAGGGCTCCAGGCCGATCGAGGAGGACACCGAGTAGAAGCGCATCCCCTCGTGCGCGGCGTACGCGCGTGCCGCGTGGGTCTTACCGGAACCGGTCGGACCCTCGATGAGGCAGTTGACGTGGTGCGCACGGGCGTAGCCGAACACGTTCATGTAGTCCTGGCCGCCGACCTGGCGACCAACATACGAATCGAACACCTCCCTCGGCGGAACCGAGGCGATGTCGGGAACGGCCTGAGGGTCGACCGTGGTCGGGTTGGTGCCTTCCTGGTGGTTGGTGTCTGTCGCGCGCTCGGTGACCACCTGACGGGGCTTCGCCAGGGTCTCGCTGCGCGTGGAGTTGGACATGTTGTTGATCTCCGCCAATCTAGGTTTGGGTTTGGATTCTTGGTTGTGTGCTGTGGAATTACGAGAAGAGGTAGGGCGCGACCAGTTCGTGCTTCATGTACATCGTCGACCTGGAGTTGAAGGCATTCAGTGCAGGACCCTTCTTGTGCGGCCTGTCCAGGAAGTACACCGTGGCGACCGATTTGCTCCAGCCCTGGATTCGTGCGCGAACACCCTCAAGACCGGTGCGTGCCCGCCGCTCGTCGAAGGTGAACTCCATGCCGATCAAGCCAGCCTTGAGGTAGAAAATGTTGTTGTACTCGATGAACGCCTTGGGGTCGCCATTCGACAACGTCATTCTGTCGACGGCGACCAACTTCGGTGTGGGGTTCGTGACCTTGGGCGTGGGCCTGTTCATGGTCTTCAATGCGGGGACCACGCCGAACTCCGCCAGGTGTGCGCGGCGTTCCATCAGGGCGCGAACGATGTCCGCTGCCTTGTTGTCGAGATACCCCTGCTGGATCGCATGGAAGATCTGGCTCATCGTGTCCTCGTTCGTCCACGACGCCACCATGCTGTCGTAGTCCTCCCCGTAGTGAGGAGCGGCCTCGGTGATCACTTCTGCCTTCGTCATGCCTTGTCCTCCTCACTGAGATCGGTTCGCATCTTCTCGATCAGGTCATCGAGATCGATTCGAGCACTGGGTACCGACCGTTCCTCGGTCGGTGGTTCTGGATCGCGCTTGCTGGCCCTACGTCTTCGCTGCTTCCACATCATGGCGCCACCGTTTCTGGCTTGTCGTTTTCTTTGTGGTCGGGATGGGTCCACCACTCCACGATGATGTCGTGGGGGACGGCCTCGTTCCCGACCTTGAACATCAGGACGGACTTCACGTTCTTCAACGACGTCCCGACCTTGTACAGGTCGATCGCTTCTTCTCTCGTCCCGACGCTTGTCTTCACCGGTCTTATGCGGTGGTCTGCAAAATAGACCTTCACGTAAAACCGGTCATTCGTGTGCATGGCTACTCCTTTCTGGGTTTGATTCCGGTTTTGCCTTTGATGACGATCGTGGTGCCGAGCGGCGCCCAATCTTCGAACGTGTGATGGGGACCATGGAAGTAGATAACCGTCTTGCGGAAACTCACCATGAGGCTTTTTCGGTTCGGGTAATCCCGAGCAGCGTGGACTGCCTCCCACATCGCGCCACGTCCTCTGCCGTACACGACGGTGTCGTCAGAGTTGGTGTAGTAGACGCCCACCTCGCGCTGACGTCCTCGGCTTCCACAACTTCAAGTCGAACATCGCGAAGATCAGTGGCCATCGGACTTCTTCTCTCCACCACCGAAACACCAGTACTCAGTCGATTTTTCATTCGATCTGAATGCAAGCAATGCCCACGAATGCGGTGAATGTTGAGCGACCGTGCCACACCGCCGTGGACCGCCAGGTTTGTAGAGGAAGTCTATTTTGAATCCCGGCGGGGCCTTTATCCAACTGGTCACCTGAGCTTTTCGTTCTCATACGCCGCCGCGAACGTCTCGGCTTCCTGGAAAGTTGTGAACTCACCGACGACTGGGTAGTCCTTGATCGGCCCCGCTTTCGCGAAGTTCACGTAATCCACCACCCGCCAGAACTCGGTGGGGTTCACCCGCGTACCGGGTTGGACTACGAACGCGCGTACGGCCATCTAGGACCCTTCTTTCGCGATCCAATCGTCGTACGTCGCTTCGACGTACTCGGCGGAGTAGGTCTCCTCGATCATCTTGAGCATCCACTCCGCCTCCTTCTCCAGGGTCTCCAGCTCCCAGGATTCGTCGACGTACGACGCGCGAAGCCGACCGATCAAGATCTGCTTGGCCTGTTCTCTCTTATCCACATCTACTTCCCTCCACCGTGATCTCGTAGGTGTGCGAGGTATTGATCCATTCGCGACTGTCGCGCGACTTGTTCAGCTTGCTGTTTCGCCTGTTCCTCCTTCATCTCTTGGTAGGCCTTCTTCGCGTCCTCGTTCTTGTCGCTCACTTCAACCCTCTCTTCGCCCGCTCCATCTTGTTCACGATCTCGAAGGTGTCTTCGCGGCCCTTGATGTAGCCGAGGAAGTAAGCGGCGAACAATCCGATCATCATGATCACGATGACCAGAAGTGCAGTCACCCAGTCGAACTCGATCACCGTTTGGCCTTCCGGTCCGCCCACATGGTCTGGAGGTACGTGTAGATGATGAACGGCCAGAACATCGCGCTCAGGAACATCGCGGTCAGGGTGGTCAAGAACTCCCTGCCATCGGGTGCACCTTCATTGATCATCGACACGGAGAGGAGGATCGCGAAGACAAAGAACGCCGTCAGTGCCAACCCGAGGTAGATCGTGCCTACCGTTTCGAAGCCGAACGTGTACACGAACCACAAGAAGACGGCCACGATCGCGCCGCCCACTAGAGCTGTTTTCCAGAACATCCTTTCTCCTTTCAGGGATGAGAAAGGGCACATCTTTCGGTGCGCCCCTTCACTACTAGTTGAGACCGCCTCCACGCTTGTGACCCATGAAAGTTCGCCTCCTTACTTGTGTGCTCCCCGGCTCTTCCGGACTAGGAAGAGGAGTCCACCGCCCGCGACCAGAAGACCGGCACCGAGCGCGACGAGCAACCCGGTGTCGGTGCCGGTGTTCGCGAGAGTCTTGGTCGAGCTGACCATGTCCACGCCGGACCGCCCGTTACACGCCAGACCGTCGTTGTTCCCGTCGAGCTTGTTGGGGTCGCTTGGGTCCTGGTCGAGAACGGCCTGAGCGTCCTTCTGCGTGCCGAAGTCCGCACAGTTGAGTAGATCCACCGACGCGACACTTGTTGGCGCCACGGTGACTACAGGGGGATCTGAAGGTGCGGGAGGATCTTCGGTCGGAACCTCGGTGGCAGGAGGAAGACAGTCCGTAATCACGGCGATGGCCTTCCACTGCGGCTGCTTCTCCAACTCCGGTCCATAGATCGGGCCGAACGACACGAACCCATCGCCGCCGAATGAGTCCTCAGCAGTGGGAACCACATGTTCGGCTGTCTCGCCTGCCGGTACCTCGAACTGCCCCTGGAGTCCAGCAGCACCTCCTGCGTTCGGTCCCACGGCGAATCCCCACCCATAGGGGAAGGGGGTTTCGTTGACGACGGTGATGACCACCGTCCCGCAATCTTCGCCAAGCGCGGCTGAATGCGTGACCTCGTACACGAGTGCAGGTGGGGTCTCTGTGGGCTCTTCATCTGTCGCCGACGCTGATCCCGCGAACAGGAAGATCGCCGAGAGGATCAGGATGATCGCTGCCAGGACGGCTAAACCCTTTCGGGTCGTTCGAACCACTTCTACTCCTTTGTCGCTTTTGAATTGCCAAATGGCGTGTTGATGATGACAGTGCGTTCAGAAACCTACAGAAAGGCCTGCGCTCGGTCCTTCTCCGGCCTGGATGAATTCCTTCAGGAGTTCGAAGTTCAACTCCCTCGCGAAGTCCTCGGCGTTCTTCTGATCGATAAAGCAGAACCACACGCTGAAGAAGTCCATCTCGCCGTTCACGAACATGTCGTAGGTGGTGCTGCTTACGACCATGAACTTCTCGGTCGGATTACCGACGGACTTCGGTGCAACGACCTCTACCAATTCTGGTCCCATTGTCTTTCACCTCCATCTGAGAATTAGGAGGGCAATCAGCGAGTGATGTTGGTTAAACGTTCTCTCCTTGGCCGACTGCCCCACTCGGTGTATTCACACCGAACGCCGCACCCAATCCCGATATATGAATTGGGCACGACGGTTCAATGTAAATTGCTTTGCCTTGTTTTCTCCATCGCGAATTCTTGGCTTTCTCCCCCTGTGCGGGTCACATTCGCGCGTGACACTCCGCTGTTGGGTCAGATCGGTCGGTTGGTGCTGCTACCAGTAGGTGCACCACATGGCGGCTTGACCATGACGTCATCACGACGTGAGCGCTGAGCCCCGATCTCGTTCCGTCTGTTGAGTTCTCAAGGTCCAAGTGCTAGACCCCGGATCGGCCAGTTCCCCGGCCTCCCCGGTCGCACCGAGGGCCTAGTTCTACACTGTGACCCCAGGTCATGGCAACCTATGTCATGGCGTGTCTGTTCCGTCTTCTGGGCAGGTCAGGGGGTGTCCATTCGTCTGATGTCCGTTTGGTCCGAGTGGGTGACTCGTTCCCCCAGGTCAGCGTCAATTTGGGGCGTTGGGGTGGTCCACGGTGACCGAGGGTCGTACTGTTCGTTCACTCGGTCGTGGTGCACCCCAGGGAGCACACCGATCGGCAAACCACCACGTGTAGCCGAGCTACTCACTCGGCTATCGGCCTACCCGAAAGCAGGGCGACCGTATGCCAGACCAGAACCAGGCCATGTCGTACGAGCAGCTTCTGATCTCGTCGGTGATCGTCAACGGCGACATGAACACCGCCCTCGCGGCTGGTGTGAAGAGCGAGATGTTCAACGCGTTCGACCGTGAGTGGAACTTCCTCGTGCGGATGTACACCCGGCACAAGAAGTCACCTTCGATCATCACCTTCAGGCAGCGCTTCAAGGACTTCCAGGTTGTCAAGACCGCCGACGACACCTCCTTCCTGGCGGAGGAGATCAAGCGCATCGACACCAAGAACGCTTTGGTGGAAGCGATCCGTGACTCCATGGAGGAGATCAAGAACGACGACATCGACGCGGCGATCGGCACCATCACGGGAGTTCTCTCCAAGGCGCGAAACCGCATCACCGTCGTCCAGGACAACAACATCATTTCCGACTACGAAGAAGTACTGGCCGATGTTCGCGAGATCCGTAACCGGGTAGACACCCAGGGTTCGGCTGGAATCGCATGGGGGTTCGACTCTTTCGACGCGCGAACCGGTGGGGCTAAGCCAGGTGAACTGGTCACCGTCGCGGCACGTCTCGGTCACGGCAAGTCCCAGATGCTCACCAAATGGGCGGTGGAAGCAATCCGCAAGGACTTCAAGGTCCTGTTCTTCTCCCTGGAGATGGGCAAGTCCCAGGTCGCGATGCGGGTGCACTCGTTGTTGTCCCCGCTGATCGGTGGCACCGTCTTCGATTCCGCCGCTCTCATGCTTGGTAGGTCCTCTGTAGACCTAGACGAGTACGAGGACTTCTTGCGTCTGACCTCGAAGTGCATCGCTGGTCACTTGAATGTCATCGACCAGAAGCGGGGAAAGATCCAGATGCGCGACATCCGCAACGCGGTGGAACGTAGCCAACCCGACGTGGTCTTCGTGGACTACGTCCAGCTCCTGGACCGGCACGCGGACTCCTCGTCGGCCTCCGTGGGCGCGATCTCCACCGAGTTCAAGGTGCTGGGGGAGGAGTACCGCGTCCCGTTCATCATCGCCTCCCAGCTCAACAGGGCGCAGGGCATCACGCGCACCATGGCCGGTCCCGAGGCCATCGCTCAGTCCGACCAGATCGGCCAGGACTCGGACCAAATCATCATGATCAAGCAGAACTCCCCGTCCACGGTGACCATGCGCTCGGTCAAGAACCGGCACGGGCAGAGCAACTTCTCGTGGCACGTCGATTACCGCCCTGGCGACGGTGTGATCGAAGAGTGCTCGTACGAACGTATGCAGGAGCTTCAGGACAAGGACAAGAACGAGGAGGAGAAGTGAGCGAACACCTCACCAAGCTGGAGAAGATCCTGTCCGAGATCCCGCCGGACTCAACTCGCGAAACTCGGATCATCGGTGCGCTGTTGCACCACCTGGAAGATCACCGCCCTCATGTCCACGCACCTAGTCGCCCGGTGGACGACCTCTTCCTACGCAAGGGGATCGTCACGTGCCGAACCTGTGTGGGCGCGGCTTGGCCCTGCGACGACTACGTCAACACCGCCGCTGACCTGAAGATCTCGATCGAGGACGAGACGGCCCACATCTACGAGGTCGTCATCGCTCAGTACAAGGGCATGCTCGCAGTACTGCTGAAGAAGGAAGAGGAAGCTCGCGAGGAGTACGTCAAGCGCATCCGGACACTCCGGGTCGCGGAACAGGGTGCGAGTGGCGGCGACCATACGAGCAACAGGGACTACGTGGGCAAAGGGCCTGTCACCCTGACCAACGGTCCCAGTGGTCCGATGTGGACTAATGGCATCACATCCACCAACACGAACTCACTTCGATTGATCGGTGATCGAGAAAGCACCTACGACTACGGGGTCACCATCCCGATGTCCGACTCGGCGATGGTCGACTACTACAGCAGATTGGCAGACACAGAGCATGAGCGGATCAGGGACAAGATGCAACCTCCGCCTTCGACCAAGACTCCCGAGGCCCCGAAGGACGTCAAGCAAAACGTGGTAATGCACATCGATGTCACCGAGGCACCTGACCGCTCAACGGTCCAGAGGCTGATCGACTACGCCAACCGCAACCGTAGGCGCCAGTAACCGAAGTTCGTCCGTCTCCGTCGCTCTGACGCCTTTCTGGAGGCACTACATGACACGTCGCAACACCCCGGCCGCGAACACTGGCGAGTACGCGGACCTTGCTGAAGCTCTCCTGGACATCGTTCGGGTGTCCGGGGCAGAGGTTGATGCGGTTTGCCCCTTCCACGACGACTCTTCACCGTCACTGCGTTTCAATACCGACTCGGGACTGTGGCTGTGCCACGGATGCCACGAATCGGGGAATGCTGATTCCCTTTCCTATCGAATGACAGGAAAGGGAACCGCGCGCATGGGTTTGCCTTCCATGATCAACAAGGTGGAATCCATGGTGGAGAACTACGAACGACACCGGGTACGGGCAGTCCAGCTCGCGAAGGTCTCTGGGTACCGATCTTCCACCACAGAGGATGGCGAAAAGGGCCTCTCACCTGCAGATTTGCAAATTTCTCGCGCGCGTCCTATAACTATAATCCCCAGTAGTGAAGAGGGATGGGCCACAAGTGGCCAGTCCCGGATCACCTCGGGGATCAACTCAAATACAACTCGTTGGTATGACGTTGACCCTGACGTTGTCCCCCAACTCCCCGGCGATAAATCGCCATTGAGTAATAGGGAAGACGTTGGGGTTGACGTAGATGAGAAGTTCTCCCTCTACCAACTACCTCATGAAAATAAAAAAGAAAAAGAAGTTAAGTACGCGCGTGCGCGCGAGCGCACGGGTACGCGTACGGACGCAGGCGCGGGTGCACGCGTAAGCGCACGCGAAGGAACTTCAGCCCGAAACCAAGAAGGTTCCGTCCTTCCCCGAAAGCGAGATCAAGAACTCAAGATCCCTAGTAGGTCAGTAAGTAGAACTACTACTCGCGCGCGAGAACTTTTGACCGGTGGCAAGAGTGGCTTTGACTACACCGTGAACTTCGGGGTCACTACGTTCCCGGCTTCTGTCGCGAAGCTTGAACTTGGCTCCGAACCAGAACTGCTCCGGTACAAGAACCACTCCGACTGGTGGATGAACACCAGGAACTTCTCCGAGCAGTGGATCTCTACCTTCGGTCTCGGTTACGAGATCAGGACCAACACGCACTCCATCCCGATCAGGGACACCGATGGTCAGCTTCTTGGTCTGAACATCAGGAACGGCAACCCCGATGCGGAGCAGAAGTACAAGCTCCCGTTCCGTTTCGCGCGCAAGGAACATCTCTTCGGTTCCTGGATGGTCGGCAAGATCCCGGAGTTCGACTGCCACACCGTGGTGTTGTGTGAAGGTGCTCTCGACGCGATCGCTTGTTGGCACGTGGGATACCAGGGTCTGGCGACCTATGGTTCCTCGATCTCCGAGAACCAGGTGCGTCTTCTGCACCGTCTCGGAGTGACCACGATCGTGATGGGCTACGACTGGGACCTCGCTGGATACCAGGGCATCTACGGCGTGGACAAGAAGTCACCTGCTGGTCGGATCACTCACCTCGACGGTGCTCGCGACAAGTTGTCGAAGTTCATGACCTACGCCATGACCTACCCGAAGATCAGGGGCTACGTCAGCAACCCGACTCGTCCTCCGAACGGCAGGGCAAAGCTTGACCCCGGCAAGCTTCTGGAGATCAACCCTGCACTCCTTCTCGGAGGCCTCAAGAACGCGGAGTTCATCTGATGGCGGACTGCACGCACGAGAACACTTGGTTCGACCGGAACATCTGCCCTGAACCTTGTGGGCAGATGCACTACATCTGCGAAGACTGTGGGCAGATCGCGGGAACGTGTGTTCTGGAGAGCAAGCGAGTTGAAATGAGTACCCAGGACCTGGTCTTCCTCTTCCACGAGCAGTACGGCATCCCGATCGGGAAGTTCCCCAAGCTTCCAGAGGACGATCTTCGTGATGTTCGGTACACGCTCATGGACTCCGAATGCGAGGAGTACTTCGATGCCGAGCAACGAGACGATCTCGCGCACATCGTTCAGGAGTTGGCCGATGTCGTCACCGTTGCCTACGGAACCGCGTTGTCGTACGGAGTGGATCTGGACGCGGTGATCCGAGAGGTGATGAGGGCGAACATGACCAAGGACGTGAACCCCGATGGGCCAAAGCCACTCAAGGGATCACGCTTCACTCCGGCAGAGGTCGAGGGGGTTTTGCAAGGTCCCGACAAACCGCGTGCAACCCACGTGCCCCTCTGATGGGTCCAGAGACACCAACCAACCAGTGTTAGGGCCTCTACGGCCATCCTGTGGCGAAGAACGAGGGAACAAGACATGGCCAAGCTGATCCGAATACACCAGAAGGATTGGACGCGTGTGGTGGTCGAGATGGATGGCGTCGTCCTACCGACCGTGGGAGGTGCGACAGTCACCGTCGAGGGGGATGAGTACCCCCAGGTGACCCTCACCCTGGGTGCTCAGCGAGTTGAGATGGTCGGCGGGGAAGAACTCGATGCACTCCAGGAGGAAACACCGTGATGTGGAACGTGTGGCGATGGGACCCCACCATGGCGCCGGAGGACGAACACCTCTCGCGGCGGAAGTGGCTTCTGGTCGCCGAAGATCTGGAACAACTTGCCGCTGAAGACCTGCTCTACGAGATGTCCGAGGCGGAACGGAACAACCCCACACCGCGACCTGTGGGAGCAGGGCCTAACTGGGGTGTGCGGTTCCAGACGCGACCAGTGGGAGATGAGCCTTCGATGATGGGGATTCCACCCAGTTGAGGTAGACGGGACCTCTGCAACGCACTTTAAGATGGGCGTCGCTCGAAGAGGAGGCCGACATCCGAATTGATCTTGGCGACATCCAGCTACTCATCGAAGCCAGGGTTCGCGGCCTACGTCATCCCACGGTCCAGTGGCATCTAGGACCGTGTGGACACGCCCTACCCGCCGACCGTGGACATCCGTCACCGACACCCGTCACGCTGAAAGAAGGACCAAGCATGAGTTTTGCGCTGAAGGCCGACCAGAAGGTCTCTGCGTCTGTATCCGCTGTGGACGAGATGGGGAACCCCACCCAGTTCACCGGCACTGCGGTGTACGCCGTGGACGACACCGCCATCCTCTCCCTGACCGACAACGGTGACGGATCGTGTTCCGTCGCCGCGACCGGAACTCTCGGTACCGCTGTTCTGTCCGTGACCGACACCGAGACGTCCGGCCAGGAATTTATGGGCTCGATCGCGATCGATGTCGTCGCGGGGGATGTCACCACGCTGGCCATCGAGCTTGGTGAACCGGAGGAAGTCACTCCCGACGCGTAAGTCCAGACACAGACGAAGACCCCCGCTGTCCTTCCTGGCGATGAAGGGCAGTGGGGGTCTTCGTCGTCTTGACCACACACAACGTGCTGATCTTACGCTGTCCGGCGAGAGTTCATTGGGTATGCGCTGCCCAGATGGCCTGCAACAGCAACCCTCAGTATAAGCCGAACCCCCGGCCGACGTCCTGGGAGGAAGTGGGAGCTGGGGGTTCGGACCTCCGGTCGAGTGGAGGCTCCTTGAGGGTACGTCTACGCGAAGACCGTGGCGGTGTTCCCACCGAGGACGTTGATGATCAACAGGAACAAGAAGATCACGAGCAAGGTCAACGCCACTGCGTACATCACTGCGGTGTACCTCATGAGTGCAATCCCCTTCCGGTCTGCTGGGTTAGGTGTAGTTCTCGATGGCGAAAGGCCGTACGGCTCCGTCATGCCAGACTCCTTGGATTTCCACGGTGATCAGGACACCGCCAATCACGAGACGTGCGGTGTACGGGATACCCCCGGCACCACCAATTGACACGGTCCCAGGGTTGGCGGTCATCACGATCGCGACGGTCGGACCGGTAACCGAAACTTGACCCTGTGTAGTGACTGTTCCTGGGTGCGCGGTGATTTCCAGGCTGGTGGAAACCCCACTTATAGAGATTAAAGAGTTTCCAGTGACGGTCCCTGGATTGGCCGTCGCGGTCATCGACGTCGTGACACCCGTGATCGCGATCGCCTTCTGGGCAGTAACTGTGCCGGGGTTGGCGGTAAGGACGATCGCTACCGACGCGCCAACTACGGAGACCTGACCTGCCGTAGTAATACTTCCGGGGTGCGCCGTGAGTTCCAGGCTGCTGGAAACTCCGGTGATGGAAGTTGTCTTGAGTGCGGTAACCGCCCCTGGGTTCGCGATAAGCACTACACCGGTCGTTACACCGACTACATCGACTGAATCCAGAGCTGTGACTGTGCCTGGATTCGCGGTGATCTCAACGTCACACGTCACACCCGTGATGGATGCTGCACTCTGCGCAGAGACGGTCCCAGGGTTGGCTGTGATGACCATGCCCGCCGTGACACCCGTAATCGCCACAGATTGGCCAGCAACGACCGTTCCTGGGTTGGCGGTAAGAGTGAGCGTCCCGGTTACACCCGTGATACTGACGGCCTTATGGGCGGTCACCGTCCCTGGATTCGCCGTCAAGGTGACAGACGACGTAACTCCGGTGATCGAGGCAACCTTGAACGCGCTGACCGTTCCTGGGTTAGCCGTAAGGGTGATGCTCGCTGTGGGACCAGTGATGTTCGTGGTCTTCAAGGCGGTAACGGTGCCCGCATTCGCCGTCAGGATGATCGACGCGGTAACACCTGTAATGTTCGCGAGGACGACGGCGGTCGTGACGCGGAAACGGCGAATCCGCGAACGGTTGGGGTACCCGCGTCCGCGAATCACCATCTGACTAACTCCCTACCTTGCGTGCTTGGACCGTGGTGACCGGTTGTTCGCTTGTTCCTTGCGAGTCGCCCACCTAACGTTTCCTGGTACGTAGCTTCCATCGTTGTCGATTCGATCGAGCGTAAGACCAGGACTTGGCAACCCAATGCTCGACTCGATGTAATCGATGAACGTAACTAAGTCCATCCACGGCTCGTAGACACTTACACCTCGCCCGCCATACCGATACCACGCTTTATCTAGCGGGTCAGTACACCGACGAACCATCTGCCGCCAAACGTTGTACAGAGGGTGGTACCGAAGACCATGGCGGACAAATTTGTCGAGAGCTGTTGCTCTAGATGACTCACGCTTCAAGCACCCACATGATTTTGATATGCCCCCAATCAGGTTGCTTGCTGTAACGCTCTTGTCCGTACCGCAATCACATCTGCACAACACAGCTCTACGGTTCGACGCGTCGATTACTGTCCAACATCTGAACCGATCACCAGGGTTGATCGGATGCTTCACGTTCTTGCGGCCGTTTAATGACCTGACTTCCTGGTTCAGACATCCACACGACTTGGACACACCCTTAATTAACGAGTGTCGAAAAACTCCTCGTTCGACACCGCACACGCAAACACACATGACGGTTCGACGGTCAGGATCTGCGGTTACCGTCCAGCGCCCGAACATGTCACCTACATCGATAGTCATGCATCAGATTGTAAACACAGCCTGATCACTCTGCCCAGACAACGAAGCATGCCGCGTTTACGGCCGCCGCTGCGGTAACCCTCACCCTCAAGATCGTGCTGACCGGGACATGGGGCTCGCTACCCAGTGACCAGTCGTACACGTACTGGCTCGTGGGAGAGACGAGCTGGTAGTCGAACAACCTGGTCGTGACGACGGTGCCCTCGGCAGACGCCGTGTAACCGGTGCCGGTCGTACCCAAGGTCATCAACGATGCAGGAGAACCAGCGTTGTTATAGGGCATGACCCCAGCCGCGATGTGTGCGGTCACCGTCGCCGCGACAGCGGCAGTGGTGAGTAGTTCGCACTTGATCGGTGTTGCCGCCGCCGATCCGTCGAAGCTAATCCCCCATCGGATGATCCTGATGTCCTGAGTGGCAGGGGTCTGGATCTGGAGCAGGGTCTTGATCGCGGTGCCTGTCGTGACAACAACGGCCGCTGCCGCTGCGGGCATCGCCCCATTCCATGCGATGTACTGCTGGCCAGCCATAGGAAACCTTTCTTAGTACGTCGAAGCTCGAACGCGAGATGCACGGGACTGGACGAATCGTTTCGGGGTGAAAGCGGGACCACCAGCAGCAGGTGGGATGGAAAGCATCATCGCGATCTGTTCACCGTTGCGATGAGTGGGAACAGTGAAGTTGGTCAAGTCCCCACTGGATGTCCGTGTCTTCGCGGCAAGACCAATTCCCTTGGCAGGGCTTGTTCCGTCCGCGAAGTTAAGGAACGTCCAATCCGTCTCAGGAGTGGCATCGGTCATTACTTCGACTCCCGCCGCCCACCCGTTGAAGTGGACGAAGGTGAACAAGCCGTAGTCGTCAGTCACAAACCCGGTGAAGGTAACTGGTGGCGTGGCATTCGCCGTGGTGAGTGCGGTTGACGCCATCGACCCGGCACCGCCATATCTGAAGGGGCTACCTGTCGCTGCTGCTCCGGTAAAACTCACCGCCTTGGCAGCTCGCCATGTACTTCCAGTCCAGTTGAAAGTCCAGGAGCTGGGGGTACCTCTGGGCTCGTAGTGATAGACGCGGCAGTACATCGCCGAGGTCGATGGTGTGGTCAAACCATACGTGTACCCAAGTGCTGCTGGGTCGTACAACGTCCACCCTGCATCGACAGGAACGATCGCTGACCCGTTGTTCCCGACGCGGTCTTCCATCTCCAGGATGACGATCGGCAATTTCCCCGCTGCCAAACCGGCGGGTGCCGAAACAACCGCTTGGTTCGTAGTCGCACCAGCGAGGTAAGTACCTTGCGCATCGAGGAGAACGGCCATTAGTTATGGACCCCCGCGATCAAGCCGGTACCAGGGACGTTCAGGCGGAAGTCAGCACCCACTGAGGACTCATCGGCGCCGAAGTCCCACACGCAGAGGATGTTGTCCGCTGACGACGCACCACCCTTCGCGACGTAGAAGACGGCCCTACGCGCGGTGATCGTGGACGTGGCCCAGGTGATCGGCGTATCGCAGGTGAACTTCACGGTGTTGGTCGCGGTGTCGTAGGACAACACTGGGTTGGCACATGTCGCGCCACCTGCGACGTACGCGGTTCCCACTACCTCGTTGGTCACCGAGTTTCGGTACTCATGGGTGTCTGGGTCGAAGGAGTACGCGTTGGTGGTCAACATGACCTTCACGCTGTTGGCGCCAACGATGTCGACTTCACCGTTGAACATCGCCTTCAACAACTGACCATTCATCTGTGCGGTCACTGCCATTAGATCAGCCCTTCATCAAGCGAGGAGACGGACGACAAGTACGCCATCTTCGAGGTCGGTGGGATCTGGATCTCCCGGTTCGAGAACAACAATCCAAGGGTGCTCGTTGAAGTACCCCACGATCATCCCGTTTAATTCATCGAGCGACACGTAGGACGAGTTGCTCAAGATGGAAATGGCAGGGGGGACGGACGCCATGAAGATGCCACCAGGGTTGGTGGCAATGGGGGCTTCCATGTCGAACTTGCGTCCGCCAGGGACCTTCTCGTGGACCTTGTAGACCCACCCAGTCGGAGTGAGATCTGGGTCATCTGTGGCCGGGATGAACCTGTCTAGCTCGCCATTGACCAGATCGAAGATGAGCGGCTTTCCAGGAACGACGATGATATTGGTAACGACATCACGAACAACGACCGTGGGCAGGAATCGAACGGAACCCACCGCGTTCGACCCGTCAGGGTTTCGGTAGGTCCCACGAACTCGCACCAAGTCATAATTGGGCGTCGGCTGAGTCATGTGGTCTCCGTGTTCCTTGATGTTTCGAACGGAGTATTGCAGCAACCTGTCCGATTTGGCCCAAGCACCCTTTGAAAAGCAACGAACCCCTCTCGCTGGGGTGAGAGGGGTTCGTTGGTCTGAGATTCCTTACGCGGCCTTAGAACCACCGATACCGAAGTTCGCCGTGCTGTTCTGCACGGAACTCGATGCACCGATGGGCTTCAAGACCCCGTAATACGTGGCAACTGAGGTCACCATGCCGATCAGGAAGTTCACCAAGCCGAGTGTCCAGTTATAGACATCTCCACCTGCGATGGCCTCCATCAGGAATCCGTTGAGCGCGTTCAAGATGACCATGACCAACGCCTTGGTACCAGACGAGGCATTCAGCTTCGTCACGATTCCAACGATGATCGGGATCACGGTCGAGACCAGTAGCGAAAGAACGAACGCCATATTCAGAACAACTGTCGTGGTGTTCGTGGGTACGACGACCACATCAGAGAGCAGAAACATCGCCTACTCCTTACGGTGTTGGTGCGACGTTTGTCGCCAAGCGCGGGAAGTCCTTGCGGAATCCCCTCGGAACTGGCCCGACCAGAACACTGAACTTCGTGTAGATGTCGTTCGACTCGCGAACCTGAACTGACTTCTCCGGCTGACCCATCGCGACGGCATCCGCCTGGGCATCCTTCAATATGGATGTACTCTGCATCCACTCCGCAAAAGGACCGGTGATGCGGAATGTTGGCGGGATAACAGGGCCGGGTTGTCCGTCTGTCTTTGGCCAAGTGTTGGCCTTTGGAGCGATGAACTGTGCCATATCTTCCTCCGCGACAAATGCCTTGGTTGGGGCTGGAGCATGTGGGGTGAAACCGTGCTCGATGCAGTACACGACGTCGGCGCGGAACTGATCCATGCTGACGCCCCAGGGATCGATCTTCCGCGACGTGTATTCCTTGTGGCCCATGACGCGGTTGCCTGGGTTCCACCCGAACCGACGACAGATCGCAGCGAACCCACGAACAATTGAGTCGTACTGCACGGCCGTCCAGGTCTCGTTCACGGTGTGGTCGGTCTCGACACCGAACGTGTACCTGTTACCGCCGTTGATAGGGACGATTCCCCATCCCTCACCAACACCTGCGTGGTTCGCACCGTTCGCGCATCCAACCCACCATGCGCCGTTCAGATCGACCCAGAAGTGACACGCGGGCCTGATGCTGGCGGTCTCCCACATGTAGTTCTTCACCGAGGGGGAAGGACCTATCGGAGTCGCGTCGTGGTGGAAGATCAATCCTTCCGGCTGGAATGCGTTCCCGTTGCTCCTGTTTTCCCAGTCGCCGTATCCCGAGACCGAGAGACCAACTTGCTGTAAGGCCTCTACGGCATCAACGACGCTTGCCATGCTTTACCTCGGCCTTCTCCTCGACCGGCTCTTCCGGATACTCGACGTCGTGGTCGTCCTTAGCAGGATCGGCCAACAGCTCTGGGTCGTCGTCATCCGGACCGAGGATGTTGTCGTCAACACCTTCGATGTCGTCGGACGCGGGAAGAACCTCATCTTCCTGTGAACTCTCACCGTTTCCGAAGTACGGGTTGACGTAATCTCCCGCACTGGTCACATCAGTCATTCGCTGCCCTTTCGGTTACATCAGGGCGGTGGACATGCGGCGTCTCCCGCCAACGACATGAATGTATCGCCATCATCGTAGTAAGTGACGGCGTAACAACTCATATCGATGTTGTTCTCGTCGGGGTGCCATTCGAAGATGGGGCCTTGGGCAATACCCCGGCCATCTCCGCCGTCCGTTCCGTTGGTGCCGTCCTGCCCCGCTGGACCTCGACTACACAAGTTGTTGTCACCGGAGATGTTGTACGGCAAGGATTCATCGGTGTCGGTGTTCGGATTGTCCTGGCTCAACGACACCATCATCGAGCAGAATGGCGGATCTCCTCCGTCACTGATGATCGAGATCGAAGTGACCGAAGTTCCTGGCGCACCTTGGTCGCCAGTGCCACCTGGAAGACCGTCGACGCCATCGGCACCATTCGCGCCGCTTGGTCCGGCCCCACCTACGGGACCAGGAACCACTGGAACAAGCGCAGCGGCCAACTGAGCGGCCTGAGCGATGTCTACCGAGACCCCGGCAGGGACGTCAGGAGGAGGAAGTTCAGGAAGGCCCGCTTGGGTCAACTCATCGTTCTTCGCGTCGATCGCAGCTTCAAGATCTTTCCTGTCCTGGGCTTGCTGCGATGCGAGTTCTTCGCGGGCGACATCCTGCGCGGCGTCCTTGGCCTGCTGCTCGGTGAGTTGCTCCAAGGCGTACATGGCCTGGTTGAAACTGACCAGAGCAAGGATTCCTACCAGGAATACGGCAAGCCATACCAGTTGAACGCGGAAACCCTTCTTCTTGACCTCACGCTCGTGCTGCTTTGCCAACGTTTCCTTCTGCGCAGCTTCGAACAACCTCTTCAGCTCAACGTCAATAGCGTCCTGGTCGTTTTTGGTCATGGCCATGATCACCCAGTTTGCTCAAGGAACTCCGTGAACGTCTGCACGACGATCTGGTTGACACGGACTTCACGTAGCAACATCGCGTTGTAGGCCTTCACGTTACGCAAGTCGATCTCAAGCTGCTCGGTACGCTTCTCGTTCGCGTCCATCTTCACGTTCTGCTCCTCCAACTTCGCATGGGTTCGTTGAAGTTCTCGGTTCACCATCTGGACCAGGCGATCAGACACCTCGGTGTACGTACTCATCGTTTCCACTTTTGTCTGATCTGTGCTTGCTACCGCTTGCTTCCTTTCTTGCCTTGCCTTGTACGCCGCTACAAGGAATCCACCTCCACCAATGCCAATAACAGCAGTAAGAACGAATTGAAGTATGTTCATCCCTTACCCCCGTTATTGTTATCACCTTCGAACTTCATGACAATGCTTCGCAGCATGTCCACATTCTTTTCAAGTTCACTTTTCTCCTGCGTCACCTTGACCAACTGCTTGTACAACAAGTACTGGTCAAGGCACAAGAAGATGAACCCAAGTGAGATCGATATCGCCATCACCCCACGTATGAACGCGAACATTGAAATCGCCAAGGCATAAGCAAAAACACCAGCACCTAAAGCAAATAACCCTGGTCTCTGAAGTCTCCTTGTCCGCTCAACAAGTATCCCAACGATCACTGCTGATGATCCTACGATGATCAAAAGTGGAATCGCTGACACCTGCCACCACAAGGCCACCGATGTAATTGACAGAGATGGAACAAGCAATGTGCCAACCCCACCTAGGAAGACGCACACATAAGCGGCTATTCGTGGCCAAATATGATCCTTTTTTGTCATCCGTTTGGCCTTCCAAGATCAGAACCTATGCCGCATTCTGCACACACATGGTCAGATGATGCGACAACGTGAACCAAATGTTGTCTGATCTAAGCCTCGTAGACCGCCATCATCAGTCTGGTCTGGGGCGAGAAGTACGCCGCCGTGCCACCGTTGGTTCGACCTGTCAACTTGAAGTTGTGCACGCCTGGTGTGACCAAAACGATCTGCCACAACATCGCGACAGTGGCCCTGTTGCCGAGGAGGTTCATCCCCATGACCGCGCTTTCGGCCTGGGTCGTTCCATCGACTACTAGGTGACCTAGTGCGCGCTGGCCGGATGTTCCCGCGATGGTGACGCCAATGTCGAACACACCCCAGACCTGGACGACTGCACTGGCCCGCACCGTGGTGATGTTGATCGTGGCCCCGTTGATGTCCACATCGGTTACATCCGCCGCCGCTGCGTTGGACTGCGAGGTAGCGGATACCTCGTAAGCCCCCACAGGCCCGCTCACGGTGGTTCCATCGGTGAAGGCACCCAAGATCACCCAGGACCCGTTCACGTCCACCATGAGGACCCTGGAGCCCATACGAGGGGTCACCATGGTCAACACACTCATCGCGGTGGTGGAGGGGTCTGACTCACCCTCGAACTGAACGAAGACACCACCGGTAAGACTGGTGACCACACCGATCGCGATGGATCGTCTCGGTTCAGGTCCGGCAAGGTGCGCGGCAAGTCCTCCAGCATCAATCATCGGGGACCCCCACCACGATCGCGTTGACGTTCACGATCTTCCGCACCTTGTGGCTCATCCGGCCACCCGCTTGCAGGTTCATTGACCATCCGACTTCTGAGTACAACCCCGTGACGCCGAGACCATCGTGCTCGATCTGCAAAGTGTCGCGGTTCTCATGGAACGGCATCAGCATCGTGGAGAACTCCACGGTCTCGTACACGTTGCTGGCATTGATCGCGGCACGTCGGCACAAACCGTCGAGTTCGACCTGGGTCGCGGCGTCCTTGGCCGTATCCACCTGAGTAACGGTGCGTCCACGCCTGACGATGGAGATCGGCGAGTCTGGGCTGTTGTTCACGAACTCACTGATCAACAACGGCCGATCCGGTTTGCTCACTACGAAGACGATCCGGTTCGGCACCTTGAAGAGATCAAGGGTCTGATCCATCTCCGGATGCATCACGGACTGATCATCGGTCTTGTAGGTGAATCCCACTGGCGAATCCTGGGGATCGATGTACGGCTCAAGTTGTCCGACACCACTTCCGTCGAACCACAACTTCCCGTAGTTCATCGCCTCAACAAGGTCGGTCACCACTTCGTACTTGGTCACACCGCCTGGATCCCAGGTACGTGCAGCAGGAAGGGTGAGAGTTGAGGGGGCGATGGTGACGTTAGGGATCGCAGACAGATGAGACGACACCGCCGTGGTGTACAACGCCCCTGCCGCGACATCTGCCCTGAAAGCGAAGACCTCATCGATCAACACGATGTTCTGGTCGTACCCGTCGCTCGACCGCGTCACGACACCGTTGCGGTACGAACGTGTTGGAGTGGACATCAAGAACACCCCTTGCGGCCAGTCCACCCATCCGCCGTCCTGCATCTTCACGCCGACCCACGGCCTGATCCGGTCGTTGTAGAAGTCGAAGGTGATCTCTCCTACCCCTTCGACAAACTCGACCCTCAAGGTGCGCTGAACTTCGCGAAGGTACTCGTGGGTGACTTCGCCCGATCCTTCAACAATCTGGTCGGTAATCCACCCCAGTGACTCATTCCTGGTGTTCAGGCGTTCGTACTGGTAACGCATGGTCCGGCCGGACTTTTGTAAAGCGTCGATAACCTGAAAGGAGGAGTAGCCATTCTGTGCGATGGGCTGCACTACACCCTCCCCGGCTGTTCTCCACTGAACTGGATGTTGACCGAGGCGCTGTAACCCCACCACTCGTCCTCGTAGGACAAGTTCATCACGCCACGAACACCACGCCCGCGCTGGTCACGGAACACCACTTCAGATCCTGCGTGGAAGATGGCGTCAAGATCGGCCTTGTCCGCGTCGTTGTCGAGCTTGATCTCTGCCTTGAGTTGACCGGACTCGGATGCACTGAACTCGGCGAACGGATACATCCGCCCTTCCACCCTGACCAGCTCGGCGTTCTGGTTCATGTCCTCACTACGACCATGACCGTCGTAGATGAACTGCTTGCTGGTTCCTGCTGCGTCGTTCGCCGCGTGAAGCCAGGCCTGCTTGAGCACAATCGATGAGTTGCCCGAGGTGGCCCAGTCCGAATCCAACGCAACACCGTTCTCGGTGGTCGCTAGCTTGGCTCGGTACTTCCTGACCTGACCGGACGGGATCTCGTAGTCCTGCACCGCCATACTGGAAGAGGTTTGGTCGATCGCCTGCGACAGAAGCGGGACCCACGTCACGCCATTGTCCTTTGTGTACTCCACGAACAAGGTCGGGTGTGGATCTGTCGATGGGTAGTAACCGGGCTGGTATCCCGCAAGTGGGTTGGATTCGTACACGCTGACCGCATCGAAGTAATGAGCTTCGTTTTGTGCGGCTGCCATGACGAACTTTTCCACTGTCATAGAAGCAGTGTTGGCGGGAGCAATAACCTGACCCGACACTTCCTTCCACGCGTTCAAGGTAGAAGTCGTGGTGATGGTTCCTGTGCTCAGAACCGCACCTGCCGCGTCGTACCACACCAACCGCATACCGACGGTTCGTACTGCCGCCGAGTAAATCGACCACACCAACCACCACCGGTCCTGGAACACCGTGGCGAAGGTGGTGGAACCCAACCGTGCGACAACGTCACCCGCACCCGCTGTGGTCTTCATCAGCCGTGCCGAGTTGATTCCCCGTCGCGCCTGGGTAGTGGAACGAACCCACGTACCTCCGGCAGATGTCGCGACCCATGTCGTGCCGCTTCCTTCGAAAGTGGAGTCGTCGGCGGACAACACGTTCAGGGATGGGTGGTGAAACCCACCTCGCGACCAGGTAGGAACTGGATCACCGATGGCGTCGAGTTTCCAGATCCCGGCTTCGTCCACATAGAACACCTCGGTGTTGGCTCCGGCAACAGTGACCAAGGGACGCACGTACGCAGTGTTCGCAGGAGCAGTGGACTTGTGGGTCACACGAGTTGCCCAGCTACCCGAGGCAACGGACACCGTGGTGGAAGCGGTAGCAAGCTGAGTTCCTACTGAGTCGAAGTAGGTCAACCCCATCGACATGTTTCTGCTACCGGTACCTGGACGCATGAAGGCGCCTGCTGCGTACACCCCACCTGCGACTGCTGGGACCACACGTGATGCGAGACCTGTTTGCGATGACGCTGCCGTCATCGTTCCCTTGAGCGCCCTCGTTCCCGACTTCACGATCGTGGTTTCTTGAGAGATCGTGACGGCAGTCAGTGCTGTCCAGTCCCACGGTCCGTTGTCGAAGGTGGACTGGTCGAAGTTCAGCAAGTTCACGTTTAGATCGAGGCCGATATCGATGTGCTCGTTGACCTGAGAAGTCGAAATCGTCGGAGCGCCGATCTTGAACAAGTCGATCGTGAATGCCGACGTGGCCCAGTTCTTCGCTGGGAAGGCACCTTGGACCGGCCCTACTTCCTCCTGATACACGAGAACCTGGGCCGTATACGACCCGTTGGTGAGGTTCTCGGTGACCTGGTGGACAGTTTCCGAGGACTGGATGATTCCGCTGTCGTACACCACCACAGATGACGCGTTGAGGATCTGTACGCGATAAGCGATCTGTGGCTTGAAGTCGTCTGAGTAATCCCAGGACACCTGAGGCGATGGGCTGACATCCCACACCCCCGAAGGCGTGGTGATCACCGCCGTAGGTGCCATGTCGTAGTGCAAGCTCAACCACGCGTCGTACCAACGAATGACCGAACCGTTCGAAAGACCGTACGAGGTGTGTAGGCCGAACTCGGCGTAAATCCCACGCTCAAGGTCCGCCTGGGTGATTACCCCGCCGTTTGCGAGATTGGAACGACCAGGAGAAGTCTGAGTCGTGATCGGCGAATTGATGAAGATGAAGTTGGGTGGAGGGTTCTGCTTCCTCGTCCCACCAGGACCGGTCATGTCACCGATCGCGTAACTGACCACACGGTTGGGGTGAGTTGGGGTTTCCACCGCCGACACCCTGCCCTGCATGTACATGCTTGTGACGCGAGCACCAGGAGGGATCGAGTAGCTCTGGGCCTTCATCCTGAACAGATCAACGGCGATGGACTGCCGAACGTAAGTCGCGTCAGAACTGTCCGCCATGACCGTTGAGATGCCCGCTGGCGTGTCAGCGGCCCCCACTACGTCATATCCACCCGGCGCGGTAAGCACGTCGCCTACGAGCAACTTGACCGGCCATTGTGGTGCACTGGGGTCAGGACCCGTGATGGTGATACCCACGACTACTTCCCCCTCGCGCGAAGTTGTGTCGGCAACTGCTTGAGCACGGTGACAACCTTCTGAACGTCATCCAGGTCCTTGGCGCTGACTTGGAACGTGACATTGGCGATCTGCATGACCTGAGTGGACGGTGGGAACGTGACCGCCGTGTGCGTGAGTTCCGTCTGGGGCCGGACCGAGAGGAAGTTGCCTCGTGCAGATGCCAGGGCGTCGTTGATTCCACCCTGTGCGAAGGCTTGAAGGTGGTACCCCATGCGCTTCGCGGTCTCGTGAAGAATCGCCGCCGACTGCTTACTCCCAGTGATCGGGATGAACGCTTCATCGTTTGCGGTGCGGTCACCAATGACACGGAAGGTCTTGGGAGGAACGATCGCCGCGATGTTGGGCGACATGTTGGAATGGATTCCTCCACCAGCGAACCTCTTGATTGCGGTGCCTCGTCCACCTCGTTCCCAGATACCGCCTCGTGCGTTACCGACCTCAACACCGTTCGCGAAGATGCCACCTTGGCCGGTACTTCCACCCGTGGTCCGGTAGGTCACCGTGACGGTGGACTGTCGGTTCCTCGCCACGTGGTTCAACGCCGCTTCTGCCTCGGCAGTCAGCGCTTCGACCTTGACCGTGCCGTCATCCATGTGCGTGACCTTGAACCCAAGGGCAACCAACATGTCTTCGGCTTCTTGGGTGAGAGCTGACACGATGACGGACTTGCTGTCCGGTACCGAGATCACTCCCTTTTGAAGTTCACCGAACGCCCCTGTCGCGGTGCCCGTCGCTGACGCAGTGGACAGCATGGACAGGATCAGCGAACGAGTGGCTTCTGGAAGCGACGTTCCCGCCGCTGTCGCGGTGGACAGAAGGCTGGTCAGATAAGCGTCCTGGAAAAGCGTGGCCTTTTCTGCCTCGGTCGCGGTGGCGTTCTGCGACACCGCCAAGGTTCCTGCTGCGTCCGCTGCTGTGGTCGCGGCAGTAGCGAGGTTGTTGGTGGCCGTGACGAACTCGACGCTTCCCACCCCGTAGGTGGCGTTGGCATCGTTGACTCCAGTAATCGCTTCACCAAGTCGAATCTGGGCATCGCTGTTTCGAGTGGTCGCCGTAGCCACATCGATTGCCGTGTTGAAGGCCGTCTCGCGGTACTCCGCGATGGCGTCGGTCGCACTCTGGGTCGCGGCTGCTACATCGGCTTGCGCCTGAGCAAGATCGTCCTGGGCTGACTGGTACGTCTTCGACGCGGCGGTTGCCTGACTCGAACCCACGCCGTACTTGTCCACTGCGACCTGAAGATCGGCGAACTTTTGGTCCACCTTGTCCTGGGCCTGAGTCAGCAGTGGAGTGTTCTTGATGTAGTCGTCCTGTGCCTGCTGGAGTGCTTCCATCGAACGCTGAGCATTAAGGGACTCGCCGGTATCGCCGGTCAGAAGACCGAATGATTTCTCGATAACCGACTGCTTCTTGAACTCTTCCAGCTTGTCAGCGGCGGCTTCGATTTCCTTGGTGGCGTTCTGCGCGGCGGTACCTCCAGCGCGCAAGCTTTCTGCCCACTTCCCACCCTGAGCAACGGCCTCCTGCTGCTTCTCGACCACATCACCGATCGCGAAGGCGAGAAGACCGACACCGATACCAACAGCAGGAAGTGCACTACCAACCTTGCTCAAGGCCCCCGCAAGCTTCCCTGCCCCCACACTTCCTGCTGTGGCAGCGGCACCAACTGCGCCACCACCCTGTGCGATGAAGCCAAGGGAGCCAGAAAGTTTGGTCAGTCCGCCAATCATTCCGGAGAACAGAGACGTACCGGCGATTGCCTTGAACGCTAGGAACGCCGCAACAGCAGCAAAGACTGGTCCAGGGATCAAGCTGATCGCATCAACCAGAAGTCCGATCGCTGACCCAACCACACTCAAGATCGGCGAAATGACCTTCAGCGCACCTGTGAAGGCAGGGAGGACTGCAGTCACCACGTTCGCGATCGCCGTACCCACATTGAGAAGTACGTCCAGGACGGTCTTCAGGATCGGACCAAGCGAAGGTAGGGCAGCTCCCAGAGCGGAGAAGACTCGCCCAATCGCTTCACCGAACGCGGTGAACTGGGGCTCAAGACCCTTGAGAACACCACCAACGGTGTCCACGAGTTCTTTGATGAAGTCAGCGGCAGGGCCAGCAACGGCTTTGATCGCGGGACCGAACGCGGCGATTCCGCTGTTGATCAAATCCACGAAGCTGTCGGCGACGTTCGCAATGATCGGGATCAGGTCGGTCAGTAACCCAGCGATCGGCTTGAGGTCGACGTTTCCCAGGGTGGTGAAAATCTCGCGGAACAGGGTGCTGAAGACCGGGCCAAGGGCCTTCACGTTCTCCGCGATGTTCTGGAACGTCGTGGTGAGAAGAGCCTTGTTCTCCTCGACGAACTTCTTCGCACCCGCGATGCCGCCCTCAAGACCACCGAAGATCGCCTCAGTTAGCCCTGATTCGTTTGCGATCCTGCCGAGGGACACCAGAGTGCTACCAAGGTCTTTGAGCATCCCCCAGAGGCGCTGAGCGGTCTTAAAGGCAGCATCCAGGAAGGCTTCGAGCTGACCACTGGCGCGAACACGGTCAATAAAGGCCGCGAAGTTCTGTGCGCCCTGCCGAACCGCCTCGGCAACACGCTCGAAGAAGGGTGATGCTCCAGCTGCGAGGGATGTCAGACCACGAAGGGCTTGACCACCTGCCTGACCAAGGGTGTCGAACACCCGACCAAGAGACTGACCCACAGTGAGAAAGTCGGTCTGAAATGCAGGTGACGCCAAGATCGCGCTGAAGGATTCGACTGCACGCCCTAACCCACCACTGATGGCGCCGGTTACTTCTTCGATGACCGGCTTCATGTTGCGAAGGGTGTCCAAGAACTCCATGATCGCGGGGTTCATGTTGTCCTGGGCGATCTGCTGCACGGACTGCATATCCGCGCCAAAGGACTTGAACGCTTCGCCTAGTTGTTCGTTGTTCGTCGCGACCAGGGCAATGACACCGGCCAACCCCGCGAAGGCCGCAACAAGACCAGGTAGAAGTGCTGCGAATCCACTCAGCGGGGCAAGACCGGCACCAAGACCTACCAGGACCGGTGCTAGTTGTGCGATGGCAGGGATCGCGACCAGAAGTCCTGCACCGATTCCACCGAGCTTCAGGGCACGGAAGCTGAGACCGAGCTTCTTGTTGGAGTTGAAAAGATCGTCGTTGGACTTGACGGTGGCTCGGACATTGTCCCGAACACCGGTTACTTCGCTGTTGAAGTTCCCTGTCGCGACGGCGGTCCGTGACGTGACCTTCTCAAGCCTGGACATGGAGTCGCCGTAGCGATCCACGTTCTTGCTGGCCTGAAGAACATGATCTTTGGTGCTCTTCATGACGTCGCGGTACTTGCGCGTCTGGGTGGTCCCGATGGAGGTCTGACGATTCGTTTGCTCCATGGCCTTCTGGACCTTGGCCATCTCGCGCGCGAACTCACGGGCCTCATCCGTGGTCGCCATCATCGATGCCCGGATACGGGCCATCTGTGCGGTGAACTTGGCGTCATCGATGTCCAACGCCTTGTCCATGGCGACCTTGAACTGCGCCGCCTTGAGAATTGCCTTATCTAGATCTTTGGTGTCGATCTTGACGTTCTGCGTGAGATTAGGGAGACGGATCGCCACTTCCCAACTCCCTCTCTCTGGTTTGTAGACCTAGGACCGTTTCCAGTCCTAGGCCGTATCGCTTACTTCCGTTCGCCTCGGCCGGTTGTTCTTCGGCTGGCCCTTCTGCACTGCACCGAAGAGAAGTGCTGCCTCTTCGAACGAACCCTTGCGCTTCTTCGGTTGATCTCCGTCGGAATGAACTCTGAAGACGAAAGCGACCTGGGCTATCGAACTGGCCCAGAACTCATCAATAGATCGTCCGAGCTTGATCCAGATTCTGAGCCAGTCGTCCCAGGGGATTCGAACAGTGGCTCTTCCGGACTTGTCTCCTCCGCCTTCTTTGCCATGATCTTTTCCACCTTGTCCAGGCTTCCGAGTGCCTGGACCCCCATCGTTTCCACTCCCTTTACCAGCAGGTCCATCTGCTGGCGCAGCAATTTTCCCGAGTCATCAACGCTGACTCCCTGGGCGCGAAGATAGGCAACAAGGATTGCGATCCGGTACTCGTTGATCGCGGCATCGAGCAAAGACACCGCCGTCTGATGTGCTGGCTGCTTCCAGATGAAAGCCAAGGTGTCCTGCACAACCGTGTTCGTCTTGGTAACAAGAGCTTCCTGGAACTCGTCCAGGCTGCCGTACTTCTCTTCCAGGTAAGACGCGGTCAGGTTGTTGATGGTGACGTACTTCTGGGCACGAGGCGCATCGAAGTTCGCCTCCCAGTCGACAAGTCCGGATTCCTCGTCCTTGACACCCACGGTCTCGTACACGAGAACTGGGATGCCTCGGTTTGCCAATACTGTCGGTGCCTTGAGAGCTTCCACGTTTCCGCCTTAGGTGAGCAGGAGTAGTAGGGGTGGGGTTCGGTTTACGGAATCGCAGCGGTCGGGAGCGGGGTCTGCGCGGTGAACATCTCGACCTTGATGATTTCGTCGGTCGCGAGAGTGGGGATCGCAGAGACCTGGAAAGAGCGCTGACCGAACTCGTCGGTGCTCTGGTCGAAGAGAGATCCACCAGTGACCTGGGCCTTGTACAGGCTCACGTGGAGCGAACCGATTCCCGTGGACAGGTCGTCGATCAGGAACGACAACAGGAAGTACGGCACGGAGTTGTCGCCCTCAAGAATCCAGTGCACGGATTCCGGCGCGACCTCGGGAGTAACAGTTCCGCCGTAGAGCACCTTGAGAACATCCATGCTCATGACGGAGTACGTGGCAGAGACGTTGAAGGAACCGGTCTTGCCCTTACGCGCGATGGTTCGGGCGTCACCCTTCAGTTCTGCGGTGATGAACTCAGGGTCAAGAGACACCTGAGCAATACCCGGTACGTCAACGGCGACCGCATAAGTGGCAGAACCACCAGCGGTGTCAGTCAGAAGCGGCTGAACCTTTGCGTCGTGTACGTCAAACGTAACGGTTTCCTTGGGCGTAGCCATAAGGACCCTCCTCAGGGCCTAATAGGGCACCGTCACGACGACGGTTTCGGTTGTGTACTCACCTGCAAGGATGAGCTACAGCGCATTCTAGGGACTACGCGACCCCGATTGCACCCATCACGGTCAAAGTGATGTCGTTGTGGAAAGAACCCAGCTCTGGGTCGTCCACTGGAAACGACGACGACACCCGAACAAAGCAGGGTTTGGTGTCCACCGTAATCGTCGTGCTTCTGAGGAGGTTGGCGATCTGAACAGGAAGATCTGGGTTTACCTGACCCCCACGCTTCTGGTGCACCTCAACGGTTAGTTCACGTTGTTCGTACAGGGCGCGGGCATCCCCGTTCAGAATGTTCTCGGGATTCAACGACTCATAGATCTCGGCGTACGGGTATTCCACCTTGTCAGGAGCTGGGCTTCGATACACCCGCCGCCCGATCAAGGTGGAATCCACGATGATCTGCTTGATCTCTGCGTACACCGAAGACATTGGCTTTCCTACCCTCGCTCCGCCCTGGTAATTCCGCCGCCAATGTATCGCTTGATGTACTGCACCAAATTCTTCACGACTTCCCAGGGGAACACCGGACGCGGCTGCATTTTTCTGGTGCCCTGCTGGACGAAACCGAAATGGGGTGCACGGTTAAACCAGGAGATGGTGGTTCCGCGCACCTTGTGGTCGAACGATCCGCTCAACCGTCCACTGCGACGCCTTGGTGGGGAGAAAGGCGGAGCAGACGGTGGACCAGGGCGCGATGTTGCCTTCACCAGGTCACGCTCGACCGCGACACCCAAGTTCTCCAAGGAGTTGGGGATTGAGTGCTTGGCGCGACGAAGCGCCATCATCACTTCTTCAGAGTTGTGTGCCATCAGAGAAGCTGCTCTTCCCCTAGTTGGACATCGTCTGGCGACGACGGCCTTCGCACCAAGATCCTGATGTGCGATGGGTTGGGACGTACCGAGCTGATCTTCCACACACCGGTCAACATCGGCGCGAGATTGGCCTGCGAAGGTGTCCTGATCCCATCGGCATAACTCACCACGGTGTCCCTCGGCACCAAAACGACAGCATCGACTCGTTCGCTGGAGTTCGTGGCTTCTGGATCAGGTGCGGTGACGTACCCCTTCAGCACGACTTCAAGGGGGGCAGGGTCGGCTGGGATCTCCCACCCCTCGTCATCGGACTCGGGAACCGCATCCGAGGTCTTGATGATCGCGATGTTGTGGACCCACAAGAACACTGGGTCTGGGAAGGGGAAAACCGGGTCGGTGATCACGCGTAACTCAACCTTTGTAGGCGCTGGATGGACGTGATGTCCGCAACGGTGAACTTACCCACCGGCTGTCCACCCCCTGGAACCCCTGTAGAGCCCTCAGAGACTCGTGAGTAGGTGATAGCAGTTCCCTCCACGGAATAGGAACTGATCGCCCCAGAACCCACTACAGGGCCTTGTAGGACCGTCCTGGCAATCGCGTTACGGACCAGGATCTTCACGGCGGGGTTGACCGGCTCGTCTCCCGCGACATAGGTCACGGTGTACGGCGCGTTTGCCCACGGCACATACAACCAACGGTGTTCGTAGGTGAAGGCGGCTGAATCCAACGCGACAGGTCCAGTCTCGCCTGGGTACGTGATCGTGGTGATCGATGCGATCGGTCCATACGACAAGAAGAGGCGTCCGTCTTGGTGGGCTTGTGCTTCCTCAACAACGGTCTCTTGCTCCACCTTGCGGTTCAGGTAAAGCTCGATCACGGCCGTTAGTTCAGGAATCAGAAGCTCTACGAACGCCTCTTCTTCCGTGGTGAGTGGACGGCCGATCGCCGTTTCTACTTCATCAGTAGTGGTGACGGCCATTCCCGCTCCTAACCAATCATGGTGTCCAGGTCGGACTTGGGGATCAAAGACCCTGCTGCTACCAGCAGGGTATAGACCGGACGCCTTGAATTCACGGGCAAGGACGCCTTCCACACATTTTCACGAACCGTGACCATGTTTGACGCGCCCTGGACCTCCTGAGTCGGGATCGCCTTGGCGGAATCTCCCTCCTCGACAATGACGCCTTCGCGCGGGGCGCCTTCCCACTTCTTCAGGTCGATCTTGGGCTGCTTCTCCTCCTTGATCTCCGGAGGAGCTGGGACGTACTCCGCGCCGCCACTGGTGATTCCGACCTTGGACTCCGACTTCTCCTCGACGTCGCCCGTGGGGTTCGCCTCGGTCTCGGGAGCTTCCTTGGTCTCCGCGCCGGTCTGGTCCTGCTTTTCCAGATCCTTCTCGGTCATGCTGTTGTCCTTTTCCTCGGCGCCAGCGGGCTTCGTGCTCGTGCGCCTGGTCGTGGTGCGCTTCTGAGGGGGCATATCAGATCCTTCCTGAGATGAGGTGCAGTTGGAGTCCGTTGCACCACAGATGACACATGTACCCGCTGATGCGGACACTTCGAACATCGGCTTGTAGCCCTTGTCGATCCATTCCTGGCCGATGGGGTACTTCAAGTTGTCGAGATGAACCCACCCAGGTCGGTCCAGGTAATCAGGGTGGCGAAATGACATGGGGTCATCCTAACCAAGGTCATTCAAATATGTGTCATAAAGGGGCCTGACCCCCTACCTCCAGGCGGATGGAAGAGGGGGTCAGGCGGCTACCTAGGTGAATCTGGATTACGTGGCGGAAACGTCCACCGATCCCTTTACAAAACTTTCGGGCCGCTTGGTGGCAAGCGCGAGACGCTCTTCCACCAGGACCACGACCGCGTTCCGCACGAAGAAGTCTTCGTGGTGCTCGGAGATGCGGACATTGGCCTGCTCGCGGTCATAGAGCTGAGCACCAAGACCGAAGGCACCCGCGAGGAAGGTTCCCTCCGCGATCGCCGGGGTCTCGACGACCGGCTGACGCCAAACCGTCGCGTTCAGACCGACCGAGATGTTCGTGAACAGCATGTAGTGACCGTCCGGAACACCCTTCTGCAGCTCGACCTGCTCCCAGTCGTTCGGGTGCAGGACATAACCCGTGGACTGGTAGTTGGCGAGCATGACCAGAGTCGCGGCCTTACGCAGCGAGTCCGACAGGATCTCGATGCCCACCGCCGGAGGGGTGTAGGTCTGGATTCCAGGGGTGTTCAGGATGCCGAGAAGCTGGTCGTTGGTACCAGTTCCACTGAGGATCTGACGGTCTTCCTCAAGGCGAAGGCCGTACAGAAGCTCGTTGTCGATCACGGACCGGAGCTGGGGAACATCCGCGAGAACGTTGCGGTGCGCGGCTTCCCAGTGCGCGATCGTCCTGACCGGAGCCTGCTTCGACTCGAAGGTCAGGTTGGTGTGAGGCTTCTTGCCGAAGACGTCGGTAGGACCACCGGTCGCCGGAGAGGTGCCGTTCGCCGCGTACCGCTCAGCAACCGACGCGGCGTTGTTCGTGTATCCCATCACGCGGAAGTAGTCGATAACGCTGGCCGACGTGGACGCGACCGGGAAAAGGTCACGAACGCGGGACTGAAGGTGCGCCCGAGGAACCATCGGGTCGAACTGGATCGGACCCATCGTCCGGGTGTACGCCGCCGAACCCGACGCGGTGAAAACGTCCTTCTGCTGAAGGCTGGCAACATCCGCCAGCTCAACCTGGAAGGGGACCGGCATGTCGGTGCGACCCGACTTGATGAGGTCCTTGAACTCCTGCGAGTCAGCGAACATCTCACCCAGGGACTTATGGGAGATCTGGCTCGCGGACACCGCCAGGGACACTGGATCGCTGCTCGGGTCATCGAGGAAACGCTTGACCTCGTCGCCGAACTTCTCGACCTGGATCAGACCCTTGATTTCCTGGGCCTCGGCATGCGCCGCCTTGATCTTGTCGGCGGTCTCCTGGGAGAGAGTGACGTTTTCACCTTCGACGGTGACGCCCTTCTCCATGCCTTCCTTGATGATCGCGGCCTTGGCCTCAAGGGCCTTAGAAAGCTCGCTGATCCGATTTTCGTCTGCCATGGGTTGACCTTTCTTGAGGCAGATGGGTAGCGCGACAACGTCCGCGCCACCCCGATTGGAGTGGATCGCTAGTTGTGGCGTCTGCCTTGATCAACACCAAAGCGAACTCCTGAGATCAAAGAGTAGCTCAATGATCCCAGGAGTTCGCAACTAGAGCGTTGTTTAGTCGTCCAGGAAAGACTTCAACCCATCAAGATCGAAACCAAGTTCACTGATCGGAACCGTGACCATCTTGACCTCGGTGTCTTCTTCCTGGGCTTCCTTGCTGCCCGACCACCCGTCAGGAAGCATCCACTCTGACTTCAGTGCGCGCGCCCGCTTGATGATGTGCCTCTTCGCGGCTGCCTTGTCCTTCGCGCGACCAAACGCCTGGATCGCCTTCCGCAACTCACTGCGGTCAGCGATCGGGAACGACCCATCAGGAAGCGCGTTGCCGGTCTCCGACATCTTGTCGCGCTCGTCGGTGGTCCTTGCGCCGGTCTTCTTCGTTTCACCAGTGCTGGGCTTCAACATCTCGGCGAGCTGATTGACGATCGGCGCGAACAACACCTTCTGGTCCGAGGGGAGGTCGGCGACAAGATCGAGAACATCGAGGAAGGCTTCGGACTTCTCCTCGATCTTCGCGACGTCGTCTTCCTTCTCGTACACGGTGTCGAACATCAACGCCTGGGTCTTCAGTTCATACGCAAACTTGGGGTTGATGTTGTCCGCCTTGGCCACCACATCGATGACCGCCGAGTACAGGTCGTCGTACCCCTTGTCGGCGTTCTCCGGCTTTGCGGGATCTTCGTCTTCTGCGGTACGACCCTGGTCGCGGTTCTTCGCGTACTGGAGGTACTTCTCCAGCTCAGCGACCTTGGGAATCAGGTCGTTGATCAGCGCGACGAACTCATCGGTGTCTAGAGCGCCTTCCTTTGCCTCGTCTTCGTCGGAAGACTTGGGGTCATCCGCGTCCTCGGACCCTTCTTCCGACGTTTCACCCTCTTCGTCGTCGGCGTCAGGAACGACCTCAGTCGGCGTAGTCGCGAGGGGAGTTGGGGTTGACTCGGTGTCTTCGGTTGTACTTCCATCGCCGTCTCCTGTGGAGAAGTCCTCGTTCTCTTCTCCCTCGGCTTCGGTCTCCTTGGTGCTGAATTCCTTCCACGCCGCCTGGGCTTCCTTGATGCCCGAGGACTCCTCGTCGCTCTTCAGCTTCGTGGTATGCGCGAGGGGCATCGCACCCACGAGGACTGGGGAGTACTCGTAGAGAGCGAGCTGGTCGATGATCCTGGTACCGGTCTTGGCTTCCCGGCGCGACTTCTCGACCTTGTACCCGATCGACCACTCCTGGTCCGCGCCGAAGAACTTCACGTTCTCGTACGCGTCACGACCGGCTTGAGTCTTCATGTTGAACTCGGTCTTGATGAGAAGACCACCCGCCTCGGATGGCCACGCATCGCCGTTCGGCATTGCCTTGGGCAGCTCACTGTCGCCAGGAAGAAGCTCCCTGGATTCCAGCGTCTTGGAAATCGGCTGCTTCCAGTCGTGGTGCCAGATGCCCTTGGGGGTACGGACCTTCAAGGTCTTCTCGTACGCACCCGGCGTGATGATGTCGTTGACGTTGTCCTTGACGCCCGTGACCGAGACGATGGTGCTGACGACACCGTTGCCTTCATCGACAACATCGACAGCGCCGATGTCTACGGCCTTGTAGTCGTAAGTGTTGCCCACGGTGCCGTTCCTTTCTCGTTGTTTGCCGCGAGTATGGCTTAAACGGGGTGAGAAATCTCAGTCACGGTACAAACAAGACCAACCAAGAATCCACCTGGCTCACTCAATACCGCCGTGATCACACCGTCGGTGTGAACATCCTCGATGTTTCGTACAGTGAGTGCGGCCCAGAAGTTTTCAAGCTCAAGCACGGTCATCGGCATCGGAACACCGGGTGCGCCTGGGTCTTCCGGCGCTGGATCACTCGTGATGATGGTGATGATGGTCTGAGTCACATCAGTGTCGGCCATGTTCTCCCCCTACTGGTCATTTCTTAGACTTGATGGCCGTGCAGTACCCTGCACGACATGACTACTTGCTCGATAACTGGGTGCACCAGGGACAACATCGTCGCCAGAGGGTGGTGTAACGCGCACTACCGACGGTGGCAACGACACGGCAACCCTGAGGAAGGGGCAGAACAACTCCAACCCTACAAACGAAAGTCCTGTTCGGTAGAGGGATGCGGTCGAGTACCGCGAAACGAAGGACTTTGCCCTGCTCACTATCACCGAGCACGCAGGAACGGGGGTGACCTTCTTTTGGATCTCGAAGTACGTGACAAAGACAGGACCGCCAAAGAAAGACTCGCTGCCTTGACCGTAGTAGGCGATGTTCCAGAAGCCCGTCCAGATCTTGGCCCGTGTCACATTTTCACTGGCGCCAAGAGAGGTCAGGGTTACGGAGGTATCGCCAATGGAAACGGGAAGATCGTCGCTGTTCAGAACTTGGCCTACATTTTGGTACACGGAGAAATCCCTCCAGAGATGGAACTTGATCACCTCTGCAAGGTCCGTAGGTGTGTCCGAGTGAGTCACCTTGAACCAGTTACACACGCTGAAAACGTCCGACGTGCACTGCTCCGCAAGATCTTCTGCGAGAAGCACGACCCATCCGAAACAGTTCGACTCAAGACTACTGGTCGTAGGTACTGCCGAGGATGTGGTCGCGATTGGTACCACGCGAGAAAGAGTCACGCCTAGTCTCCTCGATTGATGTGAGACCCTGGCCAAACACCTATCGTCTCTTTCATTCGCAACGCGCAATAACCTTTAGCTCTAGGCCCTAAGTACTTCGACAGATGTTGAACGCACCTAGTAAACGATCCCGAGTGAGGACCCCACCGAATCTTCGTTGCACCACGTCCGACCGTCCAGTAGCGACGGAGAACCTCGGCGTTACCGCGATTGCGATCAGCGCCTCCAGCCTTATCTGAGCCGGTTGGTTCTCCGTCACTCGGAAAAGGGACTCTGCCCTCCACGGCCGCCGTGATGCGGTCAACCTCAGCAAAGTCGTCCTTGTCCATCGCGTCGAAGAGCTGCTGAATCTCTTCCTCATTCAGGTCTTCGGTGACATCTACCTCTTCCGCGTCTTTCCCGTCGGCGTCCTTGAAGGCCATGACGCGCCGATGCTGGAACTCGATGCGGAGTTCTTCGATGCTCTTGCTGTCGGTAACCAACCGCTGAATGGCCGCCCGCGCTTCCTTGGCCGTGACAAACCGCGCATACAGAGTCCGTAGCCCGTCCTCGCTCGGATACCGAACCTCGTATCGCCCGTCGGCGGTGGGAACGATCGAGATCGTCCCGTGCTTACGGGTCTTCAACTTGTACCCGCCACTTCCATCCGGTTCGAGGCGCTTGTCGAACTTCGCGACCTCATCCAGGATCGTGCTGCGGTGTCCGGCAGGAGTACGACGGGGCTTCTCGTCGTCTTCACTCGGCTTACCGATGACGCGACCTTCCTGGTCCACCTGAACGATGGAACCAATGGGCTGGCCGTACCTACGCGCGCCTGCTGCCGTCCGCACGCGAATGATCCGCTTGACCTCTGTGTCCGACTCGATCAGTTCCTTGGTGAGTCGAAGCCTTAGGTTCAGGTTCATCGATTACCTCTGCGCGCTTTCTCTGCTGCTCGGTAGAAGCTCAGCGGAACGTCCAGACCTGCTTTGGTATCCAGTACGACACGTTGGGCTTCTTCATCGCCCACAACATCTGCAAATTTCGCGTACGAATTGAAACTAGCGGGCTCCGGATGTCCTACAAGAGGGATGTCGATGTGTTCTCTCGCGAAAGACACCCGCACTCGATCGAAACGCATCGGCTCAGTGAAGATCTCGTCAGGAAGATCTGGTTGTTCGACCCTGTACCCGAGGGTCAAATGCGGAATCCAGGGTTCGTGTTGCTCTGGCAGCTTGTTCAGGTACCCACATCGCGCCAATGCACCCGTTACCGCCTGCTTCACGGCCATCAAGGTGGGCGAATTGAGGATCAACACGTCCGCCGGGGTCTCTCCGGTGGGGTTGAAAATGGCTCTGCCTGCAACGCGCGTCTTCTGAGCGGCGAACATGCTCTTCAACGTTGCGATATGGACCCCAACCGCCTTCTGCGCGTTGTCGTCCCACTCGTTTGCCTCGCCGAGGAAGTACAACGTCATGTGGAGCTGGTCTGGGTCTTCCGTGATGTGCTTCTTCAGGCGCTCGATGTCTCGCTCTGAGGGCACCAGGGCGATCATGGCCCCGGTGAAGGTGTGGAGGACGGACTTGGCCTGGTCTGAGGGCTCTACGAGGCTCTCAGGGGCCTTGAAAGGGCTCGTGAAGCCCATGAACTCCCTCACTTGGGGTCGTAAGTACGCGTAGTTGGGGTCTGACATGGCCTTGGACGCCATTTCGTTGATCCCGACACCCTCGAATACGGCTGCATGGACAAGATCGAGCAGTTCGAAGGTGTGATCACGCGGTGAGGAGCTGGTCGGGGCCTCACTTTTGCCATCGAAGGACACCGACGCGGCCAACGTGGTCAATCGGTGCCTCAGTTCGGTCAAATCCATCACGCGCTCCGCCTTTTTGGTGGTACCCCGGCACTTTCGTTGGTTTTGGGGCGCCTATAGGTCAGGAAACAACGGCATCCCATGGTTTCCACCGACGGAGCGGACGGATCACGCGGGAAAGCGAGCCGGAACACACCCACCTTGAACTTTTCGTGGACTCCAACGGCCTCACCATCGATCACCCAGTGACTGGGACGCACCGAATCGTCATCCATGGAGTTCCACACCTTCATCAAGTTGTCCAAATGCTGTGCCGCGACGGCTTCAGCACCCTCAACTACGGTGAAAGCGACGTATTCGGCGAACTGGGGGACCCACGCCTTCTCTTTCGAGGAGGTGTAGGACGAGATCGCCTTGTTGATGTCGTCCCTGGTCGCGCTCTGATCCATGTCCACGGCGGTGATCTGGTCGCGAAGAGAATCCACGTATCGACCGAAGGACACCGTGGCCTGGTCCACGATCTGGTTCACGACGATTCGCTTGATGTCGTTGATCCACTGCGCGCGGTTGGTGTTCTTCCCCCACCGCAAGGACAACCGTTCGGCGGCATCGATCGCGATGGGTTCCACCAGATCAAGAATGTCCTGGCCGAACTTCGCCATCGCCACCGACTTGTTGACCATCTTGTTGATGTTCAGGGCTGCTGTACCCGCTGGTGACCAGTACCTGGTGTTCTTCCTGATCGCGTTGCCCTTGAACCGAAGCTCGACCATCCTGCTGTACCCACGCACCAAGGTAGAGACAGCAGAACGGACCTCACGTTGAACGGTTGATCGAACCGTGCGCGCGGCCTTGGTCTCTGTCTCTAGCTCTTTTGGGTGCTGCCCTCCAGGAAGCTCGCCCTTGGTCTCCTCGAAGACACCAGTCGCGGGATTCCTGTGAAGTTCCTTGACCAACCTCAGTGCACGATCGGCAGATCGACCGCCCACGGCGGGCCTACTGGACTGCAAGGTGGCGTTCGCGGCGGCGTTGGGATCGTCGGTGTCCCTGTCCGCCGTGGACACTCCGTCGTTGACCGCTCGATCGGACTCGGTCTGCGTGATCGCCGGGTTCTCTTCCTCTACCGGAGGAAGGGCAAAGGCGTTCTGTCCTGCCGGGACAAGAAGCGCTGCCTCGGCGGTGTCCAGGAAGTTGTGACCGATACCGACTGCTCCGGTGTTCTTCACCCATAGGACGCGAGTGCCGGGGACGTCGAAGACATCCTTACCGGTCAGCTCGCGGTACTCGTCGATCGTGATCGCGCCTTCCTTGAACTCCTCGAAGGCCTTCTGGTGACGCGCTCGTTCCTGACGCTGGAGTACGTCGATCTTGCTCCAGTCGTAGGCAACGATCAGGTCGTCTTCGGTACCGCCAGTAGTGAGGACGTCGAAGGCGTTGGCGATCGAGTTGCAGTGATCGACCATCGTCGACTTGTAGAACATCTCCTCTTCGGCGTCGGCGTTGTCGTAGGTTCTTCCGGATGCGTTACCGAGCTGGCTTTCCGGAACACCGAACGCAAGCAAGATGTCTTGCTTGGTTCCTTCCAATGCGTCCTGCCACTGAATGTCACGCGGCGTTCCCGAGAGATCGACTGCCGAGATCCGGTCACCCTCAATGACCCTGGTGACTCCGGCTTGGGCGTACCCACCGCTGAACATGGCACTCAACGCGTCACGGTCTTCGTTGTTCATCGCGCCTGCGACGGCAACGATCATTCCTGGACGACCATCGTTGCGTAGGAAGTTGCGGTTGAACTGACGCGCCATGTAGTCGGTATCCGCCGCGAGGTGTGCTGCGACGAGTGGGGTTAGTTGCGCGAAAACATTCGTAGGATGCGGCTTGCTACGAATCCACACCACACGATCCGGAGGAAGATCCACGTAACCCTTTTCAGGGTCATAGACGCGGAACCCCTGGACGTAACGACGGCGATCTGGGATTGGCTCCACTTTGTCCGAGGGGAGAAGGTGAAGCTCGACGACCTTCCCAGCCTCAGAGCGAATGACCTCAACGAAGACACCCTTTGTGCTCAACAGGAGCTGGCTGGACAACCGGTACTTGAACTGGGTCGCCGTCTCGTAGGTGTTCGGCCGCTTGGTCAGCAGGCGAACGACGGGGTCTTCATGCTCCATCCCGTCACCCTTGCCGTCCTTCTTGACGACGATGGGGATAGTGGCGGCGCGAGATGCGATGGCGTCCACACACCGGTAGACGTAGATGACTCGTTCTTGGGTGTTGACCGCTCGCGACAAGTCGTCGGCGATACCCAACCCTGTGATGCCGGTACTGACATTGCCAACAACGTGGCCAACGGCCGAAGTGGAAACAGGGTCGTCGAACTGAACGTGTGGCTTACCTGCCTTGGTGAACAGGTCGGACCAGAAGGCCATCTAGGTGCCTTTCAATTCAGCTCTTTTGGTAACCGAGTGCGATACCGATGCTTAACGTCAACACGCCGAACACTGTCATCGCTGCTGGTAGACCAAAGGAAAAACCTATTCCCGTAACTGTCAGGAGAGTACCGATCGAAACAAGACCAAGCGACGCAAACACTTTCAGTTTGTTCGCGGTCGCGGTTTCGACGGGAACTTCCTGAAGTCGGTTCTCTCCGACGAACTTCAACTTCCGCCCGGAAGGGAGGGTGATCTCTTCTTTTCCCTCGACCACTTAGTCCTCCTCGGTTACCTTCACGGGCTCCGGTCGGGACCGCGTACTGATCGTGACGGGTGACCAGGGGCCAATGGCAACAATCTCCCAAACCTCAGTGTCGGTATCGGTCTGAAGACAGATCTTTAGTGACGCTCCGTCGACGAACACCGCGTCCACATCCTCATAGACCTTTTCGTGGATCTTGACGTCGACCTGTTGGCCGTTTCGCCGTGTCGTTCTGACATTGCCCTTGCTGTATCCGCGAAAGATGTCGCCCTGGGACACCGTGACATCTACTGGGATGTGCGTGCTTCTCACCATGATTTCCGCCTTAAGTTGGTTGCCTACATGTTGTCAGGCAATGATCCTGCTTCGTCCTCGACTGGCCAGGAAGTTATGCGCGCCGGACATGGCGTCGACAATGTCGTCGTTCTTTCCTTCCGGGAAGACCGACGACTCATCCATCAACTTGGTGTTCCACTCCGCTGGACGTAAGTGCACGTACCCCTGCTCGGCTGCTGCTGCCAAGGGAGTCGCACGCGCGATCTTCGCTCCGGTGGATCTGATCGGATAGAACGCGTACCCCGGCAAGATGTTGCGCCGGTAGTGATCCATCAACGCGACACCAGATGACCCAGGTTCCTGTTCGATCGCGACGGGTACCTCTGTGCCATCCAAAGTCGCTGTGGCCCTCACGAGCTTCTCAACCTCGTAGGGGGAGGCCTGAGAGCGAACGATGTCAAGGATGTACCACCGGTTTCCGTCGCGGGCCATCAAGCACCCGACTGTCCAGTCACCACCGTCCGCCGTGGACGCCATGTCCCAGTACCTCACACGCGGAAGACCAGGGCTGAACTTGTCCACGTACTTCCACCACTCGCGACGGAAGAAGCCGGACTCCATGGTGACGTCCCAGTCGCCATTCAAAAGCCGCTCACGGTCGACAGGGTGAAGGTGACCAAGGGTCTCCTCGTACTCCTCGCGCGAAAGGCTTGGGTTGTCCTTGAGCAGGGATGGCACGAAGACGACGTTCTTCTCCTTCGTCCTGCTGTCGATGAAGCGCTTCTTGACCCACTCACCGCCCGGTCCACCTGGGTTGGTGGCCGCGCGCATGCGTAAGGGAATGTCGAACAACCTGGTGCCGTCGTAAAGGGAAGGCCTGTACTCGTCCAAGCTCTCCTGGTCCGGCAGTGGATTGCCGCACGGCTTCTTTAGTTCTTGTGTGTCATGAAGCCATTTTCCAGCAGTCTGGATCGAAGGTCTCAATCTGTAGTTGCACACAAGACACCGGATCTGTGGCTTGCGAAGCCGAGAAAACAGATACTGATAAGTGTCTTCTTTGGGAAAGTGAGTCAGCTCATCCCAGCCGATAAATTGGTACTCCGCACTGGCGTACCGATACTTGTCTGTCTCCCTCTGCAAGTACCCGAACGTCAGTCGCGCTCCACTGGGGAAGATCCACGTCACGCCGCCATCCTTGGCCTTGGCGTCAGTTCCTCGTAGCCAGGTGTTCGCACGGTCCATGATCGCGCCAGGAAGAACAAGGTCGGCATAGGTACGACGAAGGATCAACGCCGAGTAACCCGGAACATCGGCGTACATCAACGCGGCCATCAGTAAGGCGTCGCTCTTTCCACCACCCGCTGCTCCTCCGAAGAGAACCTCCTTGTCGCGCAAACACATGAAGGCCTGCTGAGGAGGGTGCGGGGTGTGGGGGATGTAGTTCCCTGGCGGGATACGAGGAAGAAGGAGTTCTTGGAGTTCCTTGATCTCGTCGGCGGACATCCGCGCAAGGATCTTCTGGATCTCTTCCGGATCATCTGGGTTGATCGCTGGGGCACTCATGAATCGGTTCCTTCGAGGGTGTGTGGCTTGCGGTTACTTACCGCACATCCCAAGCAAAGCATCCAGAAGCGCTCTTCAATCTCTTCCTCGAACGGGACCAGGGAGTAGAAGTCTCCGAGCTGGAACACTTCCTTGCATCCGGTGCACGCGCACTCGTCTGCTTCTTGTTCGGTGACCGGGTAGCAATTGGTCACCATGGGGCAAGTCACTGCATGAACGGCGGTGTCCGTCATGCATCCTGGCGCGAAACACCAAACGCACACGTCATATCGATCGTGATCTTCAAAACTCATGTGTCCGCCTTTCACCTAGCTGATGTAGGTGAATATAAGGCACATGGAAGAAGCCCTACCTCCGTCTCCGTAAAGACGAGGGCAGGGCTTCTCTTCCGCGCTGTTGGATCTTACGCGCTACACCACCGTGGCGATGTCGATCTCTTCGTAGTCGGTGTTGTCGATGGTGATCGGATCGCCGAACACCCTGATCTGAATCCTGGACTTGATCATCAACATGGTTTCTGGGTCGAAGATCTCCTGTGGCGCGTAGAAGTGCTCGACTGACTCGACCACTCCACACACCTCGTCGCCGCCAGGAACGGTGACTCTGATCCGTTGGCCGATCAAGTTGCCGTTCATGCTGCTGAACGCCGCCGCATCGTGCTTCATGTAGTAGTCCGCCCTACTGTCCGCTGAGTTTGCCGTTGATCTCCTTGTTGCGCGCCCGAAGCTGCTTGCGCTCGGAGTCACTGATGTTCTGGTTCTTGAGCTTCTGGGTGATCTTGACGCGCTCGGTGACGAGTTCGTTCTGGGTCACGGCGTCGAACTGCTTCGCGCGGAATGAGAATCTCATCGCGAAAGCTTATCGACCCCGTGACCACGAGAAAGAACTACTCGTCCTTGCCCTCACTTTGATCGCGAGCAGTACGAAGTGCCCGGATCATGTTGTTCAGCTCGTACCGCGTGAGTTCGACGTACTGGCCGAACCACTTGTGGTCTTCCGTGGGGTCTGAGCCCTCTGTGAGGGTCGTGGTAGCGATAGTTACGCCGGTACGTCCCTTGAACCACCCAATCTCGATGCGGGTGTCCTGGAGCTGATTACCCTCTTCGCCCCTGGGGGGAGGATAGATGTTCGTCTTGGGCATGGTGTGCCCCTCTCTTTCTGCCCATCGCGGGCATTGGACCTTCCGTCGCGGAAGGTGACCTCAACTTACTCCTTGGACTCAGGGATCTTCGTGAAGTTCTCCGAGTCCTTCTGCCACTCCGCAATCTGGTCCCGGCCGTCCAAGATCTTGTCGAGGTGGCGACGCGGTGAACCTTCCTTCATGCAGATGAAGTGGTAATAAGCCAGCACCTTCAGGAGCATCGCGTCCTGTGCGCGGAACACAAAGACCGGCTCGTCTTCACCCACCGTTCCGTTCTCCAGGGTGACTCGTCCGTACTTGTTGTCAATCGCCATTCTGATCTCCCTAAATGTCGTCGTGCCGTTCCTGCCAACACCGGTTGCACAACACCATCATCTTGACCTCGTCGTGGATCTCCAACGCGAAAGGGTCCGGCCGGTACTTACCTCTGCCCTCGCACTGAAAACTGAGGCTGCCTCGATACGACTCGCAGGGGAAGAGCGGCAAGTTGGGTTCCTCCTCCGGTATGTGGAGACCATTACGCGTCATCGTCGTACACCTTCTTCATGTACTGCGGGGTGAAGATGCTGCCCCGGTCGCGATCGTTCATGGCGTCGACCACCATCTTCGCGAACGAAGGGGTATCCATGATCCCGACCAACAACCCGTTGCAGTAGATCAGCCGTTGCTCCCTCCCTTCGCCGCCTCTGGTCCAGCGAGGTTCACTCACGACCACTCCTCCCAAAACTCGTCGAAGTTGTTCGACCCGTTGGTGCGAATGGACATGCTGTCATCAAGCCACAGGTACTGGCCGGTCTCGTAAGTTCTCCCGTTCACGTGCATACGGAGTTTGTCGGTGTCCACATGGCGTGCAACTTCAACATTTCCACCCGCGACCGCGTGGACCCACTTCCCCACCGAGACGATGTTCTCTTCGGTGATCTTGACCGCGAACGTCTCCTGCTTGGCCCGGTACCTAACTCTCGGGTCGGGTACATCCCCGCCAGGGTTGAAGCACTCGTTCACGACACTCCTCTCCTGTACTTGATGGTGACTTTGTTGCCACACAACACTTCGACGCTTGCCTCGGCGATCCCTCTGCCGGTCTTGGGGTCCCACTCGACCCAGCGGTACTGGAAAGTCAGCGGATTGAGGATCAACCCTTTGAGGTATGCGTTGTACTCAAGCGCTTCCTTCAATGTTCGTGGGTATGACGTTCGTTGGTATAACCATCCTGTGAGATCGCTGAACCTGGCTTGTGTTTTCAGGATCTCTGGCATCGGACACCCCTCCTCACGCGAAGGGTGATGTGCTTCGGCCATACCTGGATCGAGGTGTTGACTTTGATCTCACCCTTGTCCACGCGGGACCAATCCCACATCGCGTGGACTTTCCACGATTTCCAGTTCGGCGTGTAGTCCGCCCACCGGTACTTCATCAGCCACCTCGTCTGGTCGGTGGCTTCGGCGACGTAGTTCCTCTCTGTGTCGTACGGATACCAGTTCTCGGTATAAACGGCGATCTCTTTCATCAGTGGTACCTACGCGATCGGTCCAGGAGGTGGATCTTTCCGTTGAGAACAACCCTGACTCGCGCGAAAACCAGATCACCGTTGAAGGAGAAGGTCCGTTGCCATGAACTCCACTCGATCTCACCCTTTTCTTTCTTGGCCTTCTTGATCAGCTCCTTGCGAAGTTCCCTGACGATGGAGTCACCCCTGCCCACCTCATGGCGGTTCGTGGCGGTGATGTACACGAACCGTGGCTTCTCCATGAACGAGGTGAACGTCCAGTTGCCCTTACGAACGTCCTTGATCACCAACTTCATGGAGTTCACCACTCCCTCCCACGGCGGAACTTGAGGGTCACGAGCTTTCTCGGGATGAAGGCTTTTACGTACGCGCCGTACTCGCCGTTCCTCTTGTGCCACCAGTACTGGCTCGCGTCGACGCGCCATGCCTTGTGCGTTTTCCACACCTCCCAGGAGAGTGCTTCATAGGCCTTGTCCCGCATCGCGTTGTGCTTCCGTTTGCGACGCGGCGGGGGAGGTAGTGACACACGTATCCAGGACCAGTGATAGCGGTCTTCGGTGTTGTTCACAGGTACCGCCCCCTCCTGTTGTAGAGGACGGCCTTGGGCGCTCGTCGACACCAGACCTGCCCCCACGCTGCTCCTCCGCCTCGTGTCCACACGAACTTGTTCCAGTTCGGCGTGGCATTAACGAGGTAAGCGTTGGTCGACAACATGATCCTCATTTCCTTCCTGATCTCGTCGTCGCGCATACCCCTGGTGTTGTCGATGTTGGCTTCGAGAGGGAACTCCGTCTTGAAGGTCGGGAAGGTCTTCGATTTCACAGGTACCACTTCCTGCGGTTCCTCAGCACGACCTGAGGCGCTTGGTAGACGATGACTTCACCCAAATAGGTGGACACACTGCCGACTCGGTCCGTGCGACGAATCCGCAACGTTGACCAGTCCAGCATGTACCGGGGGTTCATTCGCGACGACTTGTACGCCAACTCCGACTTCAAGTTTTCTCTGACCTGTAAATCACTGAGACTCTCCCGGAAGTGCAACTCGGCGTCGAGGTAGAAACTTGGGAGTTGGCGGAAGATCCCGTCGGTCAACTCGTCCATCGCATATACCTCCCTCGGCGGTTCCTCAGCACGATCCAGGGTGGTCGCTGAACGATGACTTCACCCCGGTAGCTGTGGGTTGCATGGTCGTAACCATGGATCTGCAACGTGGACCAATCCGGAACGGCTTTGTAAGCCCGCGCCTTGGTCGTCAACTGCGACCTGACGAAAACTTCTATCGACACCTGGGCACGTCCCTCTTCCCAGGAGATGATGGTCGAGACGGTGAAAGTGGGACGTTCGCGAACGATCCCGTTGGTCAGGGGGTACATCGCGGATACCTCCCCCGGCGGTTGAAGAGGACGATCTTGGCTTTCCGTGTCACGGTGACCCACGCGTTTGCTACGTGAGGACGACCAACCGGGTACGTGCAACTCACGACAAGCGAATCCCAGTCCGGTTCGGCGTCAAGCTTCTCCGTGATGTTGGTCAAGTTGAGATAGACGATGGTGTCGACCTCGTTGGACGTCAGGCCGCTGATGTAGATGGTGTCGCTACCGATGCTCCAGGTTCGCTTCATGTGCAGGTAGATGCCGTTAACCAGAAGGGATGTCATGTGTACCTCCATCGGCGATCCCAGACAGTCAGCAAGGTAGGGGTAACCAGAGTCACGCTGGCTTGTGTGAAGCGGCGGTCCTGCGTTACGTAGGTCACCGTTCGCCAATCGATCTGCCTGTAGTGATACCGGGCCGCCGATGCCTGAAGCATGGCGTCACACCTGTCCCTGACGCGGTGGTCTGCTTCTCCGGGTCTGGCTATCGCGACGACGGAGATGACTTTCCACCCGGTCCATGGAAGGGGCTTGTCGGGCTTCACTTCCCCTCCCTGGGAGGTTCGTGAAGTTCGGGGTGAACGCAACACACGTCGAAGCCCCCGTGCACGGGATGCTCGTTCTCGCCTCCTGTTGGGCAGTAGTACAGGTCGGCATCGCCACGACACGAACATCCCTTGGCCCCGTACGGACATCTCGGTGCTTCCTCGAAGTTCAGGATCAGATCCGGGTCGGGTTCCATCGGCGGCATGGTCTTGCCTGTCTGACCTACACGTCGCGCTTCTTCAAGCAGACCCTTGATGTACTCGGGGTCTTCGTCTTCTTCATAGAAGTTTGAGGTGTCTTTTAAAAGCTCATAACCACTTTCCACTGTGCTGGAAACTGTGGAGGGGGGTTCTGCCGCTCGCTTGCTTGCATCCTTTGCCCACGGCGGCACCGGCTTCTCTTCTTCACTGGTCACCCAGTCCGGGCGACCGCCCTTCTCGTCTGCCTTCTTGGTGACCGTCGATGCGGCTTGGTTCATCCAGTAACGGTCGTCCTCGGACATCGGTGCACTCGTGATCTCGGGGTTGACGAAGTCGTCGTCGTTCTTGTTCAACCAGTCGCGGATGGTCTTGTAGTGCCGCACGTGGGGCATTCCGCCGCGTTCTGTTCGCGACAGGACCATGGGGGACACCCCGATCAGGTCACTGAGGTCTCTCAGCGACAACCCTTCCTCGCGACGCTTGGTCTTGATCTTCGCGCCGAAGGTTTCGCTGTCGTGCTCCTGTACTTCCTTGGTGATCTGCTTGGTCTGCTCGGCGAGGGCCTTCCTCAACTCTTGGGCGAACTTCCCGCTCGTCATCCAGTGCGTGATGGTGGGAAGAAGGGCATCGATGACCTCCTCGTTGGTAGCAGGACGTTCGTAGGTCTTGCCGTGAAAGGTCCGGTGCCGCTGGGGGGACTCGTACTGGCGGAACTTCTCGAAGGTGGCCGGGTCTACGGCCACCTGGTGTTCGTCCTTCAGATTCGCGTACAGGGCCTCTAGGAGGGCCGTGCGGAACTCATCCATCGCGGTGCTCCTTCTCGTCCTCGACGAACTCCTCGTAAAGGGCGTTCATCACTTCGTTCGCGTACTCCGGGCCGATCTCCTTCTCCAGCACCCTGAAGACGTACTGAGTGGTGGTCTCGGCTGGTTTCTGGTTGTCATCCATCGATCTTCCTTGTCTTGGGCAGGGTCTTGATCACGAGCGGGATAGACCGTGGCATGGGCGACGCCAAGTGGTCGGCGCTTCGGATCGTCGCGGCGAGACGGACGACCATGAAGTCGAGCTGGTCGGGGCTCCTCCAGACGAAGCTGCCTCGTTGCACGCTCTGCATCGAGTAGTGACTCACGAAGTGGTTCGCGATGAGGTTGGCGATGGCGCGCTGGGACAGGTTCACTTCGCACCCCGCGCGTTGGCCTTGTCCAGTTCTTCGCGCAGAAGTCCCACCTCGATCTTGCAGGCGTCCGTCTCGTTCTGGATCTTCGCGGCAAGCCAATCGATGACGTCCTCGAACGCATCGGCCTGGATCACGTAGCTGTCGTCCTCACGGTCGAACTCGAACCGGCCGTAGAGATACCCGGCGATCTCGTCGCGCGGGTGCATGAACTCGTCCTCGGTCATCGCTTCACTCCTCTTCTTGCCTTGATCACGAGTTGCACTTCCGGCAAATGTGCCCACGTGTGGGTGTTCGCGATGAGGTGCTCGGCAAGCTCTTCTGCCGCGTAATCGGCATCCCCGTGGTATTCGAACTTCTCGTCCTTGGGAGTTCCGTACTCGTCGAACCCGTAGTTGAGGACGATGTAGTCGGAGATGAGTGCTTCCAAGTAGTTCTTATCGATCTTCACCTTCATCTAGATCACCTTCTTCAGGACGGGCTTGATCTTGATGTGAATCGGAACTGGCTCGATCCGCCCTTGGTGGTTGATGTACGACGCCAAGTCATCGGCCATGTCATCGAGACGTCCGGCGGTTGCCCACATGAAGACGCCTGTGTTGGCTTCCTCCCCGTACTGGTGGGACATGTACCGGAAGATGTGTTGCGAAATCTCGCGGATGTTCATCTAGATCACCCTCTTCGCCATGGGCTTGGTCCGGATGGTGAGCGGGTAGAGGTTGGTTTGGATCGTCGCCTTCGACACTCGCGCGAGGTGCCGGGCAACCACACCAAGTTGTGGTTCTTCGGCCCACGCGAAGATGCCACTTCCATCTCCGCGCCCGTAGTTCTTGGTCATCTGGAACTTCACCATCTGGTAGATGATCGTTTCCAGGTGCGCGAAGTAGTCCTGGTCGTCGAACTCGTCGTCCATCACTCCTCCACCTTCTTCAGGGTCGGCTTGATCTTGATCGTGATCGGGTAGTTGAAGTTCGTCTTGGACATCCGGATGTAGTTGGCGAAAAGACGTGCTTCTCCAAGAAGGACTTCCCTGTCGTCCCACTCGAACTTCCCCTTCCACGGCCTGGCGTTGCCGTGCTTCCACTGGAAGGTGCTCGCGATGGACTCCGCGTTTAGCTCATCGACTTTGTTGCTGTACTCGATCTCGTCGAACTCCATCTACATCTCCCTCCTGGTGGTGTGACGGAACTTGATGGTGAGCGGATACGGGGTGTGGTGGTCACGTTCGGTGGCCAGGTAGTTCGCCAACACGTGTGCACGGGCCAGAAGAAGTTCCTTGGTGTTCCACGCTATTTCCCCGGTGTACGTGTCGCGTCCCTGGTCGTCCTTTCCTATGACGCCGTAGAAGATCTGCATGTTGTCGGCAAGGTTGTCGCGGAAGTACTCCTTCTGCGCCTGGATGTAGTCCTTCTCGTCAAAGTTCACGACTGCCTCATCGCACTTTCGCGAAACTTGATCCTCAACGGGTAGGAGATGTCTTGCTTCCGCCCGTAGGCGAGGTACATGGCCAACGTTCGGGAGATCTCGTTCAGATCGTCGTCGTTCTTCCACACCGCACTGCCTTGTTTGCTTCCATAGGCGCTTCGGTAGTGGCTGGTCAAACTCATCTTGAGATCCGCGAAGTAGAAGTCTTCCAACTCCTGTTGGTAGGCGTCTTCGTCAAAACTTCCTTCTTTTGCTTCTGGCACTGGGTTTTCCTCCTTCTTCGTAAGTTCTGGTCCTTCATGAAAATCGAACAGTGGTGTTCGCTTTCCTTCTTTTCACCAACTTCTTGTCTTGACACCCATCAAACTAAAAATCGAACACCCATGTTCACTTTTCATCTCCGCGAACGATGGTGTCCAAGTAGTGAATGGTCCGGTAGGGACGGTTACCCATCCCACTCCACTTCCCGTCGGGAAGCGGGAAGTTCACCGAACCGATGTAGGTGGTGTTCGCGGGAAGTGTTGGTCGTCCGGGAGAAACCACCGAACCGAGAACATGCTCCTCGGGCGGAAGTTCTTCGCTGGCCTGCATGACGGTGAGGCTCACGTTGTTCTCGTCGTTGAGATGAACACCCACCAACCGACTTCCGCGCGGGAAGTAGTACCTCTCCTCCACGGGGTACATGGGGATCCACATGGAGATGAGCTGCCAGTCACTCAAGCCGAACACATCCGTTTCCTGTCGAAGTTCGTCCAAGGTCTCTTGTAGGTCGTGCACCAACATCTGTTTTTCCTTGGCATGCCCATGAATTTGTTCTTCTTTGGTTCGAACATGTTGAATCTCGGCTTCCCAGAAGTTCTGGTGGCCGTGTTGGTTGGCATGGATACGCCGATGAAGGTTTCGCGTCGCGGGGAAGTTCGTCTGCTTCCTGAAGTCACACCCCTCCTCCTCACACCGGAGTAGGTAGAGCAGGTCCTGGAGGTTGCCTTCGGTGTCCTCCCACCCGTACTCATCGGTGTCCACGTCATCGGTGGGGTCGTACACGTCTTCCATCACGCCGTACCTCTTCCTCCTCGTACCTTCACCATGGTCCTGATGACCCTAGGTAGATAGTACAAGACGGTACAGGGGTGTGGGAGGCAGCAAAATTTGGTGGAGGGGGCACTCCATACGTGCAGGTCATGCCCCTCATCGCCACAGGATCGTCTCTACGGGCCTAACAGCCCTCACCTGGTGTCCTGGGTAACCCCTGAAGACACGCAAGCTCTCAGAGGTCTTGGACGAACATGCCCATCTTGGACATGGGGAAGGGGAGCAAGTTCGGGGTGTCTACATGGGGGCGTAGATCCCTGCGTCTTGCTCCCCTTCGGGACCTCGGGACCTTCGATCTCCTGGCCAGAGGAAACTTCAGTGTACACCTTGCTTCATGACCTAAGTGTGTATGACCCTAGGTCCTTTGTTTTGAGGTGGTTAGTCTTTGAGGTGGTGCTTGATCATGACGTAGGTGGCGATGACCCTAGTTAATATGTATGAGTGCTGGTTGTGTTTGGGGTGTTTCTCCCACCAGCCACCCCATTAAAACTTTTCTCACTTTTCCACAATGGACATACATTCTTTATCAATGCACATACCCCATTGCCTTCCCTGCCTATTCCAAAGTGGATAGTGCCTTTATGCAGGTGCCTATAGGTGCAGTGGTAGGTAGGGGTATGCCTATAGGTAGGGGCAGGGGCATAGGGGGTATAGGTAGGGGGGTATGTGTACGGGTACCTATCACCCCTGTTCCACTCACATTCATCCCTGCTATTACTCCCCATCCCACCCTGTCATGGGGTGTGAGTTGGTATGCGTACACCCTGCATTCCTTCCTCACCGTGCACTCCCGTATGCAGATCCCCCTACCTACCTGCCTTTCCACCTTTGTGGCCTGGTGATCAAAGAACCTGTACCTACCCACACACGCGGCTTCCCCCTGCCACTCCCTGTCTATCCGGGTGTAGTCCGTGTAGTGGGTACCCGCATACCCGTACCTGTTGTGTGTGGGCATTACTCCCGCGTCTTCCTCGTGCGTCTTGTTGGGGTCACCCTTCTAACCCCCGTATCTACCCCCACATCCCTCTCAGCTTGATTCTGAGGACTTAACCCCAGGGGGTTGGGGTCAATGGGTGGGATGACGTGCTTGATTGCTCTCGGTTGATCTGAGGGGGTTTCTAGAATGACATCCCCTCTACCTACCCCCTGATCTTCTCCTCTACCTACCCCCGCATCTGCCGATTGGATGTCGTACCCGTTCTCTTGGGTCATGTGCTCGTATGGGTCGGGAATGACTTCGATTGCCGCTGTGTAAGGGATCTCGTCCACAAGTTCGGCTTCTATCGGTTCCTCCATACCCATGAGGGCAGTGAGGACGTTGCTTCTCTTCAGGGCATCGAGGACCTTTGACAAGCGTTCTGGGTCTTCCTTGACCATGTGCGCATGAATGGTTTGGACGGGTCCACCGTCTGGACCGGTTATCTGAAGCTTCGTGACGTCATCGCCTAAACCCTGTCTACCCAACGCATGCCACTTGGTTGCGGCTGCGGCAAGTTGGTCAAGTTCCCTCGCGTCAACCGGCTTGGGTTCGGGTCGGATGAACCGTGTACCGCTTGCTTCACAGAGTTGCTTGTCTTCCTTCCAGATCTCGCGATCCTTGGCTTTCTCGGCAAGCTCCAAGATGCGTGCCTGAACGATGGAAAGCCCCGTACGACTGAGATGTACGGCTTTCTCATCGATGTCACTGGCGTACTGAGCAAGTTCCCGATGACGTTCCTGTCGCCTCTGCGCGGCAAGTTGTGCCTGATGTTGTTCTCGCCTGGTTGTCCACTGTTCTCGTGCTGCCCTCTGCCGGACTGTCGCGACACTGATCGCGAACAAGTCCGCTACCGCCTGGTGACTCGGGTAGTTGAGGATCGTTCTTCCATCTTTGTGGGTCTCTGGAAGACCTTCCACGTAGACGGCTTCGATCTTGCTCCACGGGTGGATGGCCTTACTTACCGTCTTGGGTTTCTTCCCGCTGGTGATCCGTGCCGTCCCATGCTTGTTGATCACCCTGGACTGTTGCGAAAGTTGTCCACTCTGGACAAAAGAATCCTGCATATCGGTCATTGTTTGGTCTAAAATTTCCATTGCTGAAAATGCCATTTTCGCCCTCCTGGTTACACCCTAAAACCAAAGCCCTTGTCTTTGTGCAGGTCAGAGCCCTATCCAATTCTAAGCACCCCTGCAAACACCTAACCATCCTTCATACGTAGCCAATCTACCTACAAACCTTCGTTCTACCTACCCTCTACCTCTACCCCCTACCTACCCTGTCTCTTCCCTCCCCCTCTCCTCTCTCCCTCTCTCCCCTGTACTACGGATGGGGAACCCCACGTCGCGAAAATCCAACTGGGGTCTACCGGCTACCTGGTATCTCCTCTACTTCCACTGGTGTGGAAAGGGGACCCCGGTCGCGACGTTCTAACCCGCCTACCCCCCTTCCAACCAGGTAGAGATGGGGTGTCTTGGTCGCGGAATCTAGGGGTGCACTGCCTACCGTCCCGAAAACCAAGGTGCAGAACACACCGTGACCTGCACGTATGGGCCTCTGAGTGATCGCTTGGAGTGATCGTTTAGGGGGTGTCTTTGGGTAGCTGTGGCCATAGCTGAGAAGCCGTGTTCCCTTCCTCTCCACCTGCCACTCCACGCACAAGATGTCCGTTCGCGTCCCTTGTGTCCTGGTTACATTCACCCGAACGTGTGATGTCATATGCCTTCTTACACAGCGCTAGTGCTGTAGCTTGGGTCTTGCACCACCCGCTCCCGAACATGGGGGCCACAACTACAGAGCAAGTCAAGCGCCGGAACCCCCGTAAGGCCACGCGAGTGGCGGTGATCGATCGCGACGGGTGCTAACGCCGAAAAATGCCTAGACCCCTGACTTGCTTACCTCATACGCGCGGCCACCCAGCTCGGCTCACGATGGACTGTCAGTCCTAAGCCCTGGTGACTTACTCGCGGCGTATCCAACAACATGGCCACTAGGAAGTGGTGAGAACGGCTCTCTTACGTAGGCAGGCATGACCAAGCGCGTAGCCGAATCCCTAACAGTGCGACCTTGCCGTGATGACCTGCATTCCTAGCGAGGCGAAAGGGCAGCATCCCTTGCACTGGTAAGTAGGTCATGCCCGTGAGTGAAGTTGGCTTGTAGCGGTTCGAATCCGCACACGGGCACTTTCCCCGACACAGACGTCGGGGGTTAGTTGGAGGTCACCGCACCATGAACGCAACCCGCCCCAAGAGCGCGTACTACGTCCGCTGGACCGACTGCGTTGGTGGACGCACCGTCTACTCCGGTTGGTTCCTCACCGCCGAGAAGGCACAACGGGTACTTGCTCGTGCACTTCGTTGCGCGGCATCCCCTTCCCTCATCTCTACCAACGTTCCGGTCTGATCTACCCCTAGGACGAAACGCGGGTGCATTCCCGCGTCGTCGCGTCATACGCGGCCTGATGAGTCCGTTCTACCTGGAGGTCAACACCATGAACGTCACCACCACCCGCGATGGCCGTATCGCCCACCTGGACGATGGCCTGATTCTCGGTGTGTTCCTTGACCGGCACGTCACCGATGGCTACTGGAGTGACCACTACGCGGCCTACCGCGTCACCCTGACCCGTTCCGAGGGTGAGCCGATCGTGTCCTGGGTGGGCGACAAAGACCACACCCTCAACCTCCCGTACGTGGATCACGATCGCGCGCTTCGTGACGCGGCCGGATTCCTCTCCTACTACGCCTCCGATGAGGTGGAAGACCCCGATGACGAGGCGAATGCGGATCACGTCGCTCTCACACCATTCGCGGACATTCTCTCGGAAGCCGAGTACGAACTGTCCGACGCCGAGGAGTAAGGACGAAACACCCCACCTGGGGTGTCGGCACCTATGGGGTGTCCTGATGAGTCCGTCTTACCAGTCCGCTCTATGGGAGGTCACCATGCCCGAATACACCACGTTCTTTGTCGACTACCGCGACGACGAGGGTCGGGACGTCACCGAGACGTACACCGATGAGAAGCTGGCCACCCACGTGGCGGACAACATCTCGGCGAGTGGATGGCTCACTCTCACGAACTTCTACAGCGAGACCCGAGTGCCCGCGTGCAACCCAACTCCTCGTCTCGCCTGAGTTCACCTCACAACCCCCTCAGATGGCCGTAGCGGCCCTGAAGCCCCTGCCCCCTAGTCGGAAGGTACCCCTTGCATGCCCTGATCGCGGTGGCCCTTGTGGTGACCGTGCCCCATACCGATTACAACGCGCCTACCTCACCGAGCGCGGCTGTCTCTCAGGAGATCTGCTCTGGCCTGGTAGAGACCACACCGAACGAGATGGCGGACTGGAGTGTTCTCCAGGGGTACGTGTGGGACCGGGAGCACGGCTTGCGCTTCGTCTTCCACACCGCACTCGGGTACTGCCCGGACGTTCTCATCGGCCACACACCCAAAGAAAGGGATTTGAAATGACCACGCGCAAAAAGACAAACCAGTACACCGTGGGGGAAAGGGTGGAGTTGCACCCCGGTCTCGATGCATGGATGCGAGGTGACCGGTTTGGCGTCGTCGTCAAGCTCGGAACCAAGTACGTGCACGTGATGATGGATCGGTCCAAACGGACCCTGAAGGTGGCACCCAATTACATGGATGTCATCCCTGCCTAGGACGAAACGCGCTTAGGCGCGTCGGTTGGTATCTCCAACCCTGACGAGTCCACAAGTCCGCTTCACCAGTCCGCTCTATGGGAGGTCACACCATGCCCGATACCACCACGCACACGCCCGTCATCCTGTCCGTCACCTCACCCCTGAGTGAGGGGTCGTACAAGGTCATCTTCGAAGGTCCGAACGCGGACACGATGGCCATCGCGTTCCTGAACGATCGTCCCGGTCACGTCATCGATTCGGTGTCGGATCTCTACCCGGATCACCAGGAACTGTCCGAGTACCTCTACCCGACGTGCGAGCACGGATTGTCCGCGTCCCTCTGCTACGGACCTGGCCACTACCCGCCGGATAACTACTACTGACAGGACGAAACACCCCTTCGCGGGTGTCGCCACGTAACGCGTGGCCTGATGAGTCCCCCCTATACGGAGGTCACAACCCCATGTCTTACGCCATGTACAACACCGCTGAAATCTCCAAGTACGACGCCGATGACCTCTACCGAATGCTTGACGGTGCGTCGTACCCGGAGAGTATGACGTCCCCCGGCGCGGAATTCCTTCTGGACATCCGTGACCGCGTGGTTTCGGCAGTGGCAGAGCGGACCGACACCAAGGAAATCGAGTCGTCCGAAATCGCCGACAGTGCCGTCCCGATTCCCACACACGAGCGCTGGCAGGTCTTCGTAGACCTGGCCCTGTACCACTACGAAGGTCAGATGGAAGACCCACCCGAACTCACCACGGATGGTGTCGGAACGGTTCTCTTCTACGCGGCCGATGACCTGACAGGGCAGCTTCTTGGCCAGGCAGAGCAGGACTACAAAGACCTGGAGAACGAAGACGAGGAGGAAGAGGACGACGAGGAGGAAGAGACCGACGACGACACCGAGTAGCGGACGAAACGGGGTGCACTCGCCCCGTCCACGGTATGTAGCCGTGCTGACGAGTCCTAATCAGAAGCTCTACCCGGAGGTCACCATGCCCGAGACGACTACCGAACTGCGCATCCCAACCCGTGTGCGGGTGCCTCTCAATCGGTCCCGCTATTGGGACGACAACACTTCCCGCGACCGTGGGCATTGGGATGGTGAGGGAACCATGTACCTCACTGTCGCGGGTGCCTATGGGCGCCACATGGTGGGGTACATCGATTCCACTGGTTACTCGCGACGTGTCCAGGGTGGACCGATCGTGTCTGGTCCCTACGCGTACGCATTCGAGATGTCCTCGGTGCTTTCGGACTCACCCGATCCTGACAAGGCGACCCCAACCGCGAATGTCGCGAATGGTGACCTTGTGGAACTGCACGGCGACACGTTCCTGGTGTCCGTCACGCGGCAGGGCTATTCGTACTACATCACCCTGACCAATATCGATGAGATCGACGCTGACCGCTGACCCGAACATCCCGAACGTCACTCCGCCTCACCATCCCGAAAGGTTCGCCATGTCCGTGCTCGATTGGTTCCGTTCGATCCGCTACGTGGACACCCCTAGCGGCCAGACCGACGCTGCCTACCTCGCCTACCGGATGTCGGGTACCCCCGCCAGTCGCAAGAGGGCTGAGGGTGGCACTCAGAGGGCTAGCAAGGGTGGCAAGCACCGAGCGCGCAAGGATGCCTGAGACCACAGAGCACGACTGTGGGTTGTGCTCTGGCATTCACGAGGTCAATCCCGCCACCCTCGCTCGCGGTATCCCTGCCGAGTGTTGGTGTGGATGGACTCCACATGACGGGTTCTTCCTCGCCGACCATTTCGCCGATATGAAAACTACCTAGGACGAAACGCGGCCATGCCGCGTCGATCGGTCATGCCGGTCCTGATGAGTCCCCCTAGTTGGAGGTCAACCCCGATGACAATCACAAGCGACAACGTAGAGCGTGAGGTCTTGACATGGTCGGACCTTTCGGAGACAGAGCGCGAAGAGTTCGCCTACCTGAGTGCCAATGGTGGACAGGAAGACGCATCGTTCTTCCGGTACGACGACTGGACGTACGACATGGGCGAGTTCGAACGCGTCACCGAACAGCAACCCTCCCTGACCGGGTGGGTCGGATACTCCGCCGATTCCGCATTCTCAGCGGTACTGATTCGATACGTCCGCGATGAGTACGGCGGCACCGATAGCGACCATGTCGTTGTCGGTCGCTATTACGACAACTCCTGACAGGACGAAACGGGACCTGATGTCCCGTCGGCACTTAGGTGAGTGCCCTGATGAGTCCCCATTTCTATACGGAGGTCAACCATGTTCGATCCCGTCGTTCATCCGGACGCGCTTACCCGCTTCCGGGTACTACACCCCGAGGACACCACAGACGACGACACCGTGACGGCATGGATCAATGCCGTTGCCGCGTTGTTCGATGAGTACTCAGTGGAATGGTCTGACACGGAGGTAGAGGAATGGCAAGCGGGAGATGACCGCGACCAAATCCTGGACTACGTGAACGCCCTGATTCCGCTACCTGGTGAGGACTACTACGGGTCCCCGTCTTCGTGGAAGCCGGAGTACCTCAAGGCCGCGTACGAATTCGGCACGAGCGGTAACCCTGACCTGGTGAAGGGGTTCACCGACTTCCTCAACAACCAGTACCAGGGCGTGTACGACTCGGAAGACGCATTCGCCGATTTCATGATCGATCAGGGTGCACTTGGTGACGACGGCGAGGTAGATGAGACCGAATTCCGTTCGGACCTGTTCGATTACAACCAACCGCACCACCACGAGAAGTTTGAACTTCCCGACGGTCGGTATGTCGTCTACTCCGTCTAGGACGAAACACCCCGTGCCGGGGGTGTCCGGGTGTCAGTCACCCGCTGACGAGTCCACAGCGTGCCTCTCAGACCCCTTACCACCGCTACATGGAGGTCACCATGTTCCTGCCCGAGGACGGCCGAGTGGTCGTTGACACCGAGAGTGAAAACACCAACGTTCCGAGCGTGATCCTGGAATGGACCATGTCCGAGGACAACGACACGTCACCAGGCGATTTCGACACGTACGACGGAATCACCGTCAGGGCATTCCACGAGAAGGCCTGGCAGTACGTCACGGTGGGCGTCCGGGTCGAGGTTGACTCGGAAGTAGTCGCGTTC